CGCTCCCCGGCACCCTAAAACCAAACAAATAATCAATACCTAAACACATCACTCATATGCCAAACTACATCAAACTCGGAAACCTACGCATCGAAATCCCTGAACCCGCCAACAACGGAGGCGGCGGCGGTGGAGGCGGCGGAGGCGGCGAAGGTCTCCTCTCCGGTCTCCTCGCCTTCTACAACCTGAGCGACCTCACCGACGCTTCGGGCAACAACCGCACTCTCACCAACAACGGCAATGTCTCGTTTGCTTCTGGCAAGATTGGAAATGCTGCTGTGTTTGACGGCTCAAACCATCTTACCTATCCACAGCTATTTATGTCTGGAGCCAGCGCGTTTTCTTTCGCTTGTTATGTAAAATGCACATCTTCGACAACTTATATTTACGGCGAGGACACTGTTACGAACAATGTTTTCTTGGTTATTTCGACCCATGATAACAAAGCCACATTTAACTTCATGAGTGGTTGGGACCCAATTCAGTCCAGCAGCACGATCACAGATAACCAGTGGCACCATCTGGCGTGCGTCTACGATGGAGCTTCCTCTGTTGCAAAAGTGTATTTTGATGGAACTGAAGAAAGTTCCAGAAACTCGGTTGCTGCAACATTGCCGATCTCAGACGCGCCAAATTTTGGATTAGGCGGTCCTCCATCTGGTTGGGGAGCTAAACTCCAAGGAAGTATCGACGCAGCTGGACTCTGGTCCCGCGCCCTCACCAGCGCCGAAGTCGCCGAACTCTACAACGCCGGAGCAGGCAAAGAGCATCCATTCGCCTAATGGACCTCGGGCACATACTGCCCCTCACCAGTGCCGTCGCCGGGAGAACCCCGGCGGCGGACGCCTGGCATGAGAAAGAGATGGCGGTAAACACCGCCGACGGCCTCATTTTCCAAAAAATCGACGGCCACCCCCTCGTCATCTCCCGCCTTATCCCCGCCCCGCCCACCACCGGCACCCACACCCTCAAAGCCATCGAAGGAGTCATGCAATGGGTCGCCGACTAATTTTCCCACTCCTCGCCGCAGCCGCCCTCCTCGCCGCCTGCGCCCCCCGCAATCCCGAAAGCTGGATGGCCTTCGAGCGCAACGCCTGCCTCCCCACCGCCATCGCCATGCAGCGCGGGCTAGAGCGCCAAAACATTCAGGCCAAGGTCGTCACCTACAACTACCCGAACCCCGAGACCAAGCGCCTCACCGGCCACGCCATCACCGCCTATTTGTTCCCCCAAGGACAAAACCAAATGTGGACCTACGACTTCATGGGCTCCTACCGCACCCGCGCCTTCTGGCACGACGCGCACGGCATAGCCCAACAAGCCGAGAACCTCCGAGGCCGACCACAAAACCGCATCTTCCAAGCCCAATTCGAACAATGAACCCTGAATCCGCACTCAAAATCGTAAACCACGCCTCGCAACAGGATGCCACTTGGCATCTTATTGCGCTTGTCGCCATAGGTTTAATTTTCGCAAGCGTTTTATTTCGCTGGTTCACCAAACGCCTAGAGCGCGTCGAGCAGCGCATGGACCAGCAAAATGAGGAGTTTGTAATGCATTTGAAGACAGCGAATAAAGAAATGCTCGAAGTGATTTCCAGCAACCAACAAACCACCAACCGCGCCATAGCCATTATGGATCGGTTGGAAGTGAAGCTCGACTACCACAAGCACACACCATGAAAATGAAATCCACCCTCCTAAAAATCCTGATGAAACTCACCGGCGCATCGCGCCAGTTGATCGACCTCATCCTCCCCCTCTTGGCCGACACCGCCGCCAAACTCCTCGCCGACCTCGCCCCCATCGCCCTCGAAGTCGTGCGCAGCCTCGCCGACTCCCCCCACAGCGGAGCCCAAAAACGCGAAGCCGCCCTCCGCGAAATCCAAACCAGAGCCGTCCAAGCAGGAATCCGCGCCAGCACCAGCGCCGCGAATTTGGCCATCGAGTTGGCCGTTCAAAATTTGAAAACCAAATGAGCGACACCGAATCCAAACCCTGGTGGATGAGCAAAACCATCATCGGAGCCCTCGTCGTCTTCCTCGGCATGGGCCTCCGCGCATCCGGCGTGGACATTTTGAACGAAGAGTTGACCGCTATCCTCACCCTCGCCATGGAAACCCTCGGCGCATCGCTCGCCATTTGGGGTCGCCTCTCCGCCCGCAAAGCCATCAAACGCACTTTCCCCGGCGCAGCCTACAACCCCCACGCCGAAGTCCGCAAAGCCAAGAAACCATGAAGCCCGCAAAACTCACCGCCGCGCTTTTGCTCGCCATCTACCTCGGCGCGGGCGCGTGTTTTGCCGTCGATCGTTTTGCCGACCTCAACAAAACGATCCCGCCTCCAGGCCAGCCCACCCCGCTCGCCAAATGGGCCGTCCCCGTCAAGCGCGACGACCCAAGGCCATTCCTCATCCGCCTGCTCCTCTCCCTCCGATACGACTTTTACCACCGCGACGTGAGAGGAGGCGCGGATTTTTAACATGAACCCCGAGCACACCATCGCCGTCATGGTTCTCCTCGCCGGAATCTTCCTCTGGCTCGCTTTCATTTTTAACGGGTGACTTCCACACAAATCAAATCCATCCAAACGCGAATTGGCACCATCCCCGATGGATTTTGGGGACCCAAAAGTGAGGCCGCTTGCCGCGCCTACCTGCGCGCCCTCATGCCGCATCCCTTTAACGCGCCAGCATCAGACCAAAAAAGCCTCACCACATTTTACGGTCCTCCCGGAGAGCGTGATGGTTACGAACCCCCAATGGAAGCCGTCGAAGTCCCCTTCCCTATGTTCCTCTACCAGCCCGCCGGCCAGCGCGTGAAAAACATCCGCGTCCACGAACGCTGCGCGCCCAGCCTTCACGCCGTCCTCGCCGACTTTGCAGGATGGAGCGAGCAAGCCCGCACCGCCGCCGGACTCAACTTGTTCTTCGGCTGCTACAACCCCCGGCGGATGCGCGGCGGCACGCTCCCCAGCCTCCACGCCCGCGCCGCCGCGCTCGACTTCGACGCCTCCCGCAACGGCAACCACACCCATTGGCCCACCGCCGCCTCCATGCCGCTGGAAACCATGGAAGTCTTCGCTAGCCACGGCTGGCTCCCAGCCGGAGCCATGTGGAGCCGCGATGCCATGCACTTTCAGTTCACTACCTAAAACCAAACACCATGACCCCACTCAAAGGCTGGAAAAAATTCCTCGCCGTTGGTTGCTCCCACGGCGCGGAACTCTGCCCCGAGGCCCGCAAAGCGGTGCTCACCTTCCGCGAAAAGTGGAAACCCGATACCGTCATCCACCTTGGCGACTTCCTTGATCTCGTCAGCTTTCGCGGCGGGGCCGTGCGCGATAGCAACGATCCGGATCACGCCGCAAGCGTGAGCGAAGATCTCAGCGCCGGTTTGGAGTTTTTACACGAACTCCGCCCCACCCATGTGCTCATGGGGAATCACGAAGCCCGCCTCTACCATTTCGCCAGCAGCCCGAACGCCCTCCTCGCCCACGCTGCCACGCTCACCATCGAGCGGATCGAGGAGGCGCTCAAAAAACTCCGAGCCAAAAGCCTGCCCTACACCATCCGCAGCCACTTCACGCTCGGAGATACAAAGTTTCTCCACGGCTTCATGTTCAATGTCTCAGCGATCCGCGACCATGCCGAGACATACGGCAACGTCGTCATGGCCCACCTCCACCGAGTCGGCTGGGAACGCGCCCGCCGCAGCGACCACGCCAGCGGCTACTGCACCGGCACCCTCGCTCGCCTCGACATGGGCTACGCCGCCACCCGCCGCGCCACCTTTGCCTGGAGCCAGGGCTTCGCCTACGGCTACTACAACGACCGCGCCTGCTCCGTTCACCTCATTGAACGCCGTCCCGACATGCCTTGGCTCCTTCCCCTATGAAGAGAAAACCCGCGCCTGCCGCCTCAAAACTCGACGCCGCTTGGGGAGCCTTTTTCGATTCCCAAAAGCTGGATGATCCCAAAAAACTCCGAGCCGAAGGCTGGCGGACTCCGCAAGAAATCGCCGAAACTCTTGGGACAACCATTAACGCTGCCCGCACGCTTTGCTCGCGCAACGCCGAGTCCGGCAAGTTTGAACAGAAAAAAACCCGACTCCCCACCAATCATGGCGCACGCGCGGCTTGGGTTTACCGCCCGAAACTCTAGTTCACACTCATGCCGCGCAAGAGCCTCCAAATTCGCTACCGCAAGCTCGGCCGGGAACAGGCGCGCGGGCAATTCCTCCCCGCGCTCAATGTCATTGAGTTGGACGAGCGCTTGGAAGGCGAAGAGCACCTGGAAGTTCTCTTGCATGAGAGTCTGCACGCCCTGCAACCGCACCATGATGAGGAGACGGTGGCCCGCGATGCCGTGAACTTGGCGCGCATCTTGTGGGTGGATGGCTACCGCCGCCTTCCCGAGCAGGAAAAACCGCCCCGCCGGCCCCGCAAAAATGCCCAAAAGCTCCCGAGCGGGAAAACGACTCCACACAAGTTATCAAAAACGATAAACAAATGCGGACTGAATTCGAGCGAAGTTAGCCCGCCAACCACTAAACTCCTGTGACGCGATCCGAACTCTGGGCCAAATTTGTGGAGCGCAATCCAAGTTTCGACGGCGATGGCAATGTCACGCTCTCCGCCCGCGGCCTGCGCAAGATATTCGATCAAGCCTGGGATCGCGGCGAAACCTTCGGGCGCGAGTCCGCGCAACGCACCACCCGCAAAACACTTCCTCGCGATCCGCTTTTCCGGGACATCTTCGGCCCGATCTTCGGCGACCGCGAGCCTTGAAAGAAAAGATAGTTTCTTTTTCTTTCCAAAAACCGCCCGAAACGCAAACTTTCTTTGCCAAAAAAGAAAATTCCGCCCCGCCAGCCGCCCCTATCAGTGTGCATCAGTGTTCATCAGTGGTTTACAACTCCCCGAACCTACTATCTCCAGAAAACCGCAAAAATTCTCTGATAGTAGGCACAAACTTTTCCAAGCCCTCCCCGCCCAGAACATTCCGCGCCCGCAAACCGAAAACCGCTTGGTTTCCAGCCGCCCGTTCAAACTAAAATTTCAAACTACCAATTTCGCATGAGTTGGTAGTTAGTTAGTAATTGCCGCGCCCGATCCATAGCGCTCCGCGCTATACCACGCCGGATATACCTTTTGCCGTATATCTCAAATTTATACCCCCAACCGCATACTTTTTAATGCAAACCTCAAGCCAGCCTTCACCAACAGCGTAAATTCTATGAGCATTGTGTCGGAAAAATGTAGGCGTTTTTCTGACAATACCCGGCACGGAATCTGACGATTCCCTATAAACAAAATGACTGTCTATCTTGGCCGTTTTCTATTCACGGCCAGCGTAAAAACCGCAAGATAAAACCTTTTACCTTGCGGTATTCTATTCGCGCACCGACGCGGAAAGCGCTACAAACCGCATACACTTCTTCACAAGTGTATGCACTTTGTTTTTACCGGACGCGAGTTTTCTTACTCATGAGTGAATAGTGGCGCATTCGGTAAACATCGCGCCACATTAAACCGGAATAGTGCCGCACGAAGCGGCCCAATTGTCGCCGCTCGCCCACTTCCCCAATTGTCGGCGAAAAGCCACTTTTCCCTTCGCATTTTCCATACACCCAGGGCAAACCCTACACCGCGCGTTTGTAGCGTTTGTAGCGGTTGTAGCGTTTGGCTTGAGGTTCCAAGCTGGCACCTCAACACGCGCGAAACTGTCATGCGGCGACAGTTACCAACAAAACCATTGACTGAAAAATGGCGCAAAAAGTGACTGCCGAAACATTAGACAATTTGCTTGACGCCCGTAAAGAGGGCGTTGATGACAACCACCGACTCGTTCGCAAATGTGGACACCGCCACGCTGGAAGCCGCTCTCGAAGCCGCTGCCACCGGAGTGGATGTGCCCACCACACCTGCCGCCCCGCAGGCTGAGGCCGAACCCCAGCCCGCGAGTCCCGCGCCCGAAACCCCCGCCGAAGCGCCCGCCGCTGATGACAACTCTCCCGAACCCAGCGAGGCCGGGGAGCCGGAGCCCGAAACCCTGGACGAATACTCCGAGGACTCCCCGGCCTCCGAAGGCGAGGAAGAGCCCGCCGCCGAGGAGGCCTACGAAGAACAACCCGCCGAGGAGGCCTACGATCCCCGAGCCGGTTGGCAGGACTACGAGCGCCTCGCCGCCGAGATCCGCGAGCGCAACCCCGACATCTTCCTCGATACCGCGCTCGCCATGGCCAAGGTGCGCCTCGGCTATGATCTCCCAGCCGAGGACGCCGCCACCGAGTCAGAGCCCGAAGGCGATCCCGAACCCACCACCGCCGAGAAGATCGAGGCGCTGGAAGCCGCCCTGGAAGAGGAAGGGGCAAACGAAGGGCTCTTCACGGCAAAGATCGCCGAACTCACCAAAGAACACGCCCGCCTGCTTTCCCAGCACGCCGTGGAACAGGCCGAAGCCCGTATCCACCAAGAGCGCGAGGCCGACAACGCCGCCCGCCAAGCCGCCAGCCACCGCGAGCAACTCCTCGCCAGCATGGCCGAAAGCCGCGCCCGTGTGCTCGACATCTGCCCGGAGGCCGGTGACGCGAACACCCCGATCGGCCGCGCGATGAGCCAACTCATCGAGCAATACCAGGCGCAGAACCATCCCGATCTCTCCGCGCCCAACGCGCCGGAACTCATTTTCTCCAAAGCGAACATCCTTTTGCCGCCAGAGGCCCGTGTGCCCGTGGCTCCCCGTCGGGAGCCGCCCAAGCACCAACCAAAGGCCCCGGTGGCACAACCCAAACCACCAGTCCAAAAGACAAGCGAAGCCCCGCCGCTCCCGACCGCGCCGCCCGTTCCCACGATGCGCGCGCTGCCCGTAGCTGCGACGGCCCGGACCGCACAACCCGACATGAGCACCCTCAACCCGGCCCAAATGGGCCAAATGGTTCGGGAAGCCAGCCAGGAAGACCTCGCCGCGATCGAGGAAGCTTTATACGGCATGTCAGGACGCGATGTCCTGCTGCGCATCTAAAGGACTCCCTCTCCGCTCCCCCGCGATCTCCCGCAGGCCAGCCGCCCGACCGCACCACACAACCAAAAACCTAGTTTGCCGAGACAATCGACAAACACAACCACACAACCACAATGGCTAGTTACGAAAAAATCAACGCACAGACAGTGGCGGAAGTGCTGGCTCGCTCCCCGGAGGCGCAACGCGTCGCCTGGGGTGAGCTTGCGATCCGCAAATCCAACGACTACAGCGAGCTCTATCGCTACCTCGTCGGGCCTCTCGGCTCCGGCAAGGCGTTCATCGAACATTCCGACCTCCGCGTCACCGCGGGCAACCGAGTCGTCCTCCCCCTCGTCGGCGGAGCGCGCGGCGGCGGCGTCCAAGGTAGCGGCGACCGCATCGGTAAGGAAAAGAAACTCGTCCCCAAAGACTTCGACTTCAAGATCGGACGCTGGTGGGATGGTTTCGCCATCAACAGCGTGGCCCTCAACGAGACGGTGATCGGTTCCAAGTGGGATCGCGCCGCGAGCCAGTTCCTCCAGCGCAACCTCGGTATCAAGAAAACCGACGACATGCTGCTCGAACTCCTCGTCCGCTCAAACGCCCGCAACACCGTGCGCCCGAACAACAAGGGCACCCGCGATGCGCTCCGCACCGCTGACGTGTTCAGCACCAGCACCGTCCTCCGTGGCCAAGCCACGCTGACGAGCCTCGGCGCGAAACCCGTCAAGCTCGCCAAGAGCAATGCCGGAGCGGACATCCGCATGTTCACCTTCCTCGGCACCCAGTTTGCCATGGAGGCGCTCAAAAACTCCTCCACCTACTTGGAGGCAGCCTACAACGCCGAAGTCCGCGGTTCTGAAAACTCCCTCTTCACGGGCGACATCACACCCTGGAATGGCAACGCCATTTACCAGTGGAATGTCGAAGACCCTGAAGACCTCGCTCCCGCGGGCTGCCCGCTCGTCGCCCGTGCCTACCTCGGCAACGCGATTGCCAGCGGCACCAGCGCCACGGACATCAAAGGCGGCGGTTCCAGCGCGAACGCGGCTGATACCGACGTGCAATTCTTCGGCTACTTCTCCAACTCGCCCATTGTGGGTTGCGAAGGCCAGAAGCGCGCCGCGGATGCCTCGACCGAGCGTTTCGTCGCGATCCTCAACCACACCGGTGCCAACGCCGGAAAAGTGATGTTTGCCTCCTACAAGGTGAACAACGGCAACAAGCTCACCATGTTCAAGCGCCTCGGTGCCTCGAACTCCGGCGACCAAGCCACCCAGATCGGCAACATCACCTGGGGCTCTGCCTCCTACGGTGGCGTTGCCCTTGCTGACGCCGCCCACGAAGGCGCGCTCATCGTCGAAGTCAACAGCTTCGGCGTGCCCTTCGGCTATGTCCTCGCCCTCGGCGAGATGGCCGGAGTCATGGGCCACGGATCGATCGACGGCAAATCCGCCATCGCCAAGCGCACGGAAGAGCACCGCAACCACGACATGGATCACGCCATCGGCCTGGAAACCACCTTCGGCTCCCGCGCCTTCGAGCGTATCGATGGCCAAGTCGGCGGCTACGCCGTCGTGGAGTGCGCCCTGCCCATCCCGGGCTTCCCGACAGTTTAAGTCAGCTAGGGGTAACTGACTTGACAACGAGGGGGCGGGTTTCGACTCGCCCCCTCCAGTCAGGTAAGCGCCCCGCCATATTTTTACCCCAATGGAAAACACCACCGAAAAACCAAAATGCATCAAGGAAGTCGTCGTCGTCCTTGAACTCACCGAGCAGCCCACCAGCCCCGTCTTCCCGGTTCCCGGAGCGGACGGCAGCGAGATCGGGCTGATGACATTCTGCCCGATCCGCAACCGGCATTGTCTGCGAATGCCGGTGGATGTCTTCCGGCGACATAAAGAGAATCTCTTCACCGCCCGCCGCCGGTTCTTCCACCTCATCCCAGACTTGGAATTTATTTATGAAGAGGGCGAGGAGCGCGAGGAGCAAAGCCTCGTCCCCGCGCTGGAGGCCCGCGTCGCGGAACTCGAAGCCGCGCTCGCCAAAGCCAAGTCCTCCAAAAAAACCGCCCGCCCACGCCGGCGTAAACCCGCCCACAAGGAACCCATCGACCAATGACCAGCGCCGAAGCCCGCGACGATCTGTTAAGCATGATCGGCATCGAAGACCCGGCCCACGCCAGCGACTCGATCCTCCGCCGCATCCAGAGCGACATCAACCTCGTCCTCCAAAAAATCTGGACGATGGCCTCACCTTGGTGGAGCGCGGGCAAAAGCGGCGGCGTGCTCCGCGGGCCGCAGCCGATCAGCGGATTCCCGCTTACGAAAGGCTCATCTTCAATTCAGGTGCAGGTGCCAACCGGCAATTTAATCGTGAGCGGTGCTGGCACAGCCGCTGCGAACGGAGTTTACACGCTCCACAACACTACTGTGGACGGAAAGCCCGTGTGGGTGAAGGGGCCGCTTTCAATAAATTCAGATTCGGGCGGCACAATCTGGCGCATCGCGCATTATTACCAAGTTACCAGCAGCGCAGCGATGCCTCCGGCTAGCGGATACACGAATGTCTCTGGAGTAAGCCCCAGTCCCGCTGTTGCTCAAGAGACAATTTACCCCGATGAAGTTTTCAACCCCTCGATGCTTGGCCAAACCGTGCGCCTCGGCGACGATCCCTTCGACAACGAACTGGCCGCCTACGATGTGGCGACAAAAACCGCCACGCTGGTGCGCCCCTACGCCGGCACCACTACGACTGCAGGCACCGGAACATTATTCACGGACAGCATTATTTTGCCTGATGCCGTGATGAGCGTGATCCCGCCCGTGCTCATCCACGGCGAGCATGAGTTGAAACCGCTCCGCAGCCAGCGCGATGTCATGCTTTTCAGCGACGCTTACAACTTCCACTCCTACGCCGATACTGTTGTCGGCCCGGGCTCCACCGTCATCGCTGAGAACCGCGACATCGATGTGCCGGTAGGTTTCTATGTAGAAAACTACCGCCGCGCCTCCGGCAAAACCACCCTGCGCCTGCGCGTCTCGCCGCTTCCCGACAAAGAATACGCCCTGCGTTTCGATGTCCGCCTCGGTGCGCCAGAGATCACCGCGCTCAACACCACCACGGAAATTCCTATCCCGCAGAATTACGCGCACTCGGTTTTTCTCCCGATCCTCCGCTACCAGTTTTCCACTTGGAAACATGTGAACCTCGGCAACCAAGGCAACGAATACAAAACTCAATACGACGAAGCCTGGCAAATCCTCGCCAAGCTCAAGCCCCAACCCATCAGCGTGGGCCGCGTTCGTATCGTTTACTGATACTTTCTCTCTCATGGAATACAAACGGCTGAACCGCTTCAAAGGGATCGATGTCTCCGAAGAAAGCACGGATGCCAGCGAGCAGAGTCTGCGGATTGCCGAGAATGTCGTCCTGCGCCCGCGCGGCTCAGTGAGTCGCATGCCGCCCTTCCGAAAACTTTGGAACCTCAACGCGCTCGGCACCTACGCCACGCAACTCGGCATCGATCCCGCCGTGGATAAAACCTGTCTACTCTCCATCAGCCAGCCCCAAGGAACCAACAACACTCCCGCCGTCTTCCTCGTTGCCCACGACTTCAAAAACAACAAGGCCATGGGCCTCTTCTGCGCGGTGGACTTGGCCGCAAGCAACCAAGACATCTCGCTTGAAAGCCTCTATCATTTCCTTCCCCAGAACGCCTCACCGCCCTCCATCACCACGACCATCCAAGTCCTCAAAAAAGGCCTGGCCGAAAACAAGCGCTGGTTCTTTTACCGTTTCTACGACGCGATCGTGATGGGCAATGGCGTGGATGAAAATCTGATCTACCAGCATGCCCGAACATCGATGCGCCTGCGCACGATGGGGAGTGATGCGCAGCCGGAAGCGCCGATTGTGAGCAGCGCAAGCGTTACCATCACGCCAACAATCCAAGCTGAAGCGAATTTGGTTTTTACCGGCAAACGCTACAACCCGCCGCCGCGCCCGCTTTCCGAAACAGGAATCGCCGGCACACCAGCCGCTCCATGGCTCAAGGTAAAGTGGACGCCCGCGGATACGGCCAGCGAATACGAGGTAGATATATCCGCAACTTCGGCGTTCACGGCACCAACAACCATTTCCACATCGGCCACATCGCACACTTTTGAAGGGCTGAGTTTTAGCACACTTTACTACTACCGAGTGCGAGCCAAATACGATGCGAACATTTCTGGAAATTCTGATGCGGGCGTCAATCGCACCATGTCTGCGACTCAAACAAATGGAAATAATTTGGGCGAGCCAACTCAAACTCCGATCAACGGCACCACTGACATTTTCACCACGCTCAAGGCGACCGCCGGAGTCTCGTTTCTTGGGGAAACTGGAAACCATCTGCGCATAGCTTTTGTTTCCGCAGGTGCAACACTTAGCTCTAGCCGTTCGGGAGAAGGGACAGCCGCTAGTCCGCTCATTTATACGGTTTATGGAGTCGGCTCGACTACGAGTGATAAAATTATTGAATACATTGATCGCGATGAAGTGATTCAAGGTATTCTTACAGTGCAGTTGCAATCGCTATCGCCAGGCGGAGCGCCAGCAATTGGTGACTTGGCCGCAACAGCGCTTACAGGCGGCCTCGGCACTGGAACTCGAACTGAAGACCCGCTGGAGGGCACCGGAGAAATTGCTACCAGTTTTTTCGATCCTGGGGTGAATGGGCTTGGTTTTAGCTCTGGCTTGAGCATTCCAACGAGAATCAGAACTTCAGACATTAAAACAATCATACCCGGCAGCAACACCGCTGGAGAATTTGCCCGCTACTCGAAATTCCGCGTGTGGTATCGCCAGCCCACCCCAAACCAAACCAACGGCCTTCCCGCGAACACCTGGCTCCTCCTCGGCGAATGCAACAATGCTCCCGGCGCAACATTCCGAGCCTCGCTTCCACGCCAACTCACCAACGACTCAATCTTTTTCGACGGCACCGATATCAATCGCCTCCCGCCTTGCACGATGTTTGAACTCTGCGAGGGGAAAATTTTTGCCAGCGGCAACCCGGCGAATCCGACGCGCATCTGGTATTCCCAGCCCGTCCACAAAACCGAACTCCTCCCCGAGGGTTTCAACCTTTCCAAAAAATACATCGACATGCCCGCGCGCAAGGAAGAGGGCAGCAACGCCAAGGTGACGCACCTCAAAGCCATGGAGCAACGCCTCCAGGTTCACACTTCCCGCGGCATCACGCTCATTCATGGATCTACTTTTGTTCGCGCGTTTTCTCGCTCGGACTTCGGCGCGATGAACCCCGCCGCCGCCACAAGCTGGAGCCACCACATTTCCCCATACCTTGGCGCGGACGGCGTGCTTTACGAAATGTCCAACCAGCAAGCGCTCAAAAGCAACATCGCCAGCGCGGCGAGTTGGGAATTCATCCGCTCCTTTGCGGACATAGCCGAACTGGAGCGCAACCCCTGGCGCGCCAATGTGGCCGGCGATCTCACGAACCAACTCGTCTGGGTGTGGCTGCCGTGCAAGATCGACGGGACCACCCGCCTCGCCGGTTTCCTGTTCGACTACGAAACAAAGGGCTTTTCCGGCCCGATCACCTGGCCGGGGCTCATCAGCACCACAAAACTCTCGGCCATCGATCCCCGCATCGTCGGCCAAACCGAGGACGGCAACCTGGTCGTCATCGACTCCAAGGACATCAACCGAGACGAATTCCAACCTGCCGAAACATTTGAAGGAAATTTTCTGTCCGTCTCGCCAAACAAACTTTTTTTCCAAACCCAATTCATGGACTTCGGAGTCCCGCACGAACAAAAAGCCTATCTCGAATTCCTCTTCAACACGGTGCGCGGCAGCTACGCCGAGAACATTGTGATCACCCTCGAAACCGACGAGGGCCGCACAAAAACTTTCAACTACGGCCAACTCCGCGGCGAGCGCAACAAATGTGCGTTTATGCTTTCCGGCTACGCCGTGCGGCTCGCCATGGAAGTCACGTTGTCGGCGAACCGGCCTTTTGTTTTGCGCGACGCCGTGCTGGGATACGACCGACAGAAGACTCGCTAATCAAGCGCCTCGCCTCATCCCGCGCGGCTTGGCGCATTTTGAGCGCGATCTGCAAAATTTCCTCCTCCGAGAAGCCGAGCTTGGAATTGAAATACACGCGCCCGTCCGCGATCACATAGCTTCTGGTTGTATCCACCCGATACTTTGGCCCGTCCTGCTGGCGCACTTTGGAGAGTCTGGCCTTGGCCTTTTCAACCAGCTTCGCCCGGTTGTCCAAATACCACTGGCGTTTGCGCTCACGATCGTATTCCGCATTTCTCAGACGCCATTCCCGGTTGTAGTCCGAATCGGATTTTGAATTCTTCATGCAGCAACAAAAGCGCAAGCCGGAAATATTGACAACAATTGTTTCGGCAAAACAGATGGGGCATTCACCCCAGCACATCCTCCAGCTTCCTCGCCGCAGCCAGCAGCGACTCCTCGGGAACGTGCGTGTAGAGGCGGGAGATCTGCTCGCTCTCATGGCCTACGAAGTCCATCGCCACGCTTTCCTGCACGCCAGCGGCCTTCAGGAGCGAGTTGGTGGTGTGGCGCAGGCAATGGAAAGAGAGCCCGCCCGTGGAGCGCTTGCCGTCGCGGCCAACGCCTTTCGAGCGGTGCATGCGATATTCCACCACGCCGGCCAGTTCCAAATACCGGCGAAACTGGTTTGATAATGTTCCTGGAGTTCCTTTGGAACGCTCCAAGGTTTTCACCGCCGCAGGAAAAACATTTGGCCCGATCGTTTTTTTGGAGTGTTTGGCGAGCCACTCTGCAAGCGGCTTCGCAAGCGGCACCGCAGCCGAGCGTCCGGTTTTTTTCACGCGGAAACGCCACCAACCGCTTTTCAACTCGCCTTTCTGCATGGTGGCAATATCCGAGAGCCTTTGGCCCGTGTAGAGCCCTGCAAGGAACATCCCGCGCCACTCGGAGTCCTCGGGAATGATGGCGGCCGTCTTTTTCAACTCGTCCGCAGTGAACGCCCGCCGCGACGAAGCCGCCGCGCTTTTCTCCGCCACCGAACGCTTGAGCAGTTTGATCGCGCCCACCGGCGACTCGGTGATTGCGCCCTCGGCATGGGCATCGCGGAACGCCGAGCGCACCACTTTCAAATAAACATTCACGGTTCCCGCCGCCAGCTTCTTGGCCAAGCCGTCCCGCCACTGCGCCACCTGTGTCGCCTGCACCTCGGCCAGCGGCCCGTCCGCTTTGGTTCCGAGATATTCCGAAAAACTATCCAGGCAGTTCTGGTAGCGATCCGCCGTGTTCTTGCCCACCTCGATCGTCTTCCTCTGCACCCAACGCAGGAAATAGGTTCTCACCGTCTCCTCGGAAACCACATCGCCGTGGACGAGCTTCACAATGCTCGCGACAACTTTTTTTGACTGCTCCACCGTCACCCGTTTGCGCGCCGCCTTCTCCCAAGTCAGGGCAATTTGAAGAGCCTCCATTTTGTCTTTTGACTTGGTTGAGCGTTGCACCCGCCTCCCGTCCGGCATCACAAAGCATCCAAACCAATACGCCGAAGCCCGCTTTTTTCTTACGCTAGCCATGCCTAAATACTGGCAACATCACTGGCAACAGTCACCTATTTTTTTATGTGTTTTTATTGTTTCTGGTGCATCAACACTAGAGGGAAGAGGCATGGCGGAGAGGGTGGGATTCGAACCCACGGGTGCTTTTATCATTACATAAGTATTTGTTTTATCAATGTTTTTATTTTGGACTGGCAACAATTCTGGCGTCTGATGCATCTGTTGCACATAGCAGCAATAAAAGCACTTGGCGAAGGATAGTTTTCTTTCAAAATTCTTCCCGGAAAGTTTTTGAAACCTACCATTGCCTTCCATGAAAACACGACTCTGGTTTGCTGGTTCGGTGATCGCGGCCTGGCAGTTGCTTTCCTCCCCGCAGTTCCCTTGGACGCCGAGCGCGCCTTTGATCTTGCTGGCTTGTGGCGTCGGAACTGTGGTTTGCATTTTTGCTTTGCCATGGCTTGTGCGCTTGGAAGCAGACAGCGAAACCCTGATTTTAATGGCGTTCATTATTTACCTGCCGGTTTATCACATGGCACAACATCCGGTGCAGTTCATGGAGCCGCGCTATGTGGCGGTTTCCCTTGGAAACGACAAGCAAAGCCGCGTGTATCCGATCGGTAGCATGGAGTCGAAAAACATCGAGCCAACGCGGAAAGACGATTGGTATCGCGAGCTTCATTACTTTGCGTATTGGCAGACGGCCAAGGTGGCGGGCTTTGAACCCAGCCGGAAAGATATTCCGCAAGCCAAAGACTTCCCGATCGCGGCTGTTTTGATCGCGGCAGCCATCGAGCGGGCGGTTGGAATTTTCCCGTATTGGGTGCTGCTTACGGCACTGCTTGGAATTTATTTTTTCTTCGATGCGCGCCGCGCGAAACAGAAAAAACACTTTTCGTATAGAAATTGAAAACGCCCGCAGATTCAGTATTCATGCGGTTTTTCGGGCTGTTGAAAAGTGTGACACGCGGGACACGCAAAATGATTCGGGCTGCGGATGCAGTGTTTAAGCGGGTGAAAATATTTTTTAGCCCGCTGCGCCTTTGTTTATGCGGGTGTCAATAGTTTTTTGTCTGGTAGGTGAACGCCCTATTGAATTTTTTTTCAAATATCCATTGACGGGTGCAATGCACCTTGTATTCTACCTCCATGCCTAACAGCCCCGACATTAACAAAACCCAACTGGTGGTGCGGTTGGAACGGGCCTTGAAACACCAAATTGAAAAAGAGGCCAAAGTTCAAAATATCACTCCAACCGGCTTGGTGAACCGAATTTTGATGGAAGAACTCCAACATGTTGAACTCACGGCGGAAGATTATAGAACGATCGCCGATGAAATCGAACAGCAACAAAAAAGGAAAAAAACAACACATGGAAAAACAGGCAACCGTCGTCGCTAGCTTCGCCGTGGATCGTCGCCTGAAAAGGCAACTTGAAAAACTCGCTGCCGCAGCTGGTAGCAACCCCAGCGCCCTGCTCCGATTTTTTTTGGCAAAAAGGTGCAATGCACCCGACGCGAAACTGCGCCAATGAAAGACATCGAACCCCTCTACATCCGCCTGCCAAGCCGTGGCGTGTGTCCGCACACTGGCCTGAAACGCAGCGTGCTGGAGCGCCTGTGTGTTCCCTCCAAGCGGAACAACTACAACGCCCCTGTCCGCAGCGTTTCTCTTCGGGAACCGGGTATGCGCAAAGCGGCCCGCATCGTCAACTTCAAAAGTCTCAAAGCCTACTTCGCTTCTCTTGAAGAAGCGCAGGCGGCGTTTACCCCAGGCGGCACGGCCTAACTCTACCAGCCCGCTGCCGTGCTCGCGGCGGGCCACCCATGTAAAAACAAATGAACCCCGAATCAATTCTCCGCCTGCTTGGCTATACGCTAGACGCAGGTTGGACATTTGGCCCCGCGCTGGTGGCGGGCGTCATCACATGGAGGCTCGCCGCACGATGAGCGCGGATGGTGCCTTCATGTTCTTCAACGGCCGGCGCGTGGAATGGGAAATGTTGCACCCAGCATTCAAAGGCATGTTCGCCTTTAACGTCCACGGCGCGGAACTGTGCCTGCAACACAACATCCACCCGATGTTTCCAAGCACCGAGGAAATCTGCCGAGTCAACAAGGACATTCGCGTGCTGGAGGACAGTCTCCTGTGAGCGCCGAATTCGCGATCGCCCTCACCGTTCTGGGCTTTGGCTCCATGTGGGCCTGCTGGAAGCTCGGCTACGAGGCTGGCCAAAACTACATCATCGAACAATTCCGCGACTACTGCGAAGGCCGCAAGAGCCGCGAAACTTCGCCCTGCCGAGACGATCGACAAGGCGAATAACCAAAACCCAACCAAAAACAAAAACCCCGCCGGGGCAAACCGGCGGGGCTCCTATCGAAGAATATGAATCCTAACACCGAAATCACTACCCAAAACGGGGCGGTTGTCAACAGCCAGCCCAAAAAAGGCCTCCGCAGCTTGCTGGAGGGGGAACAATTCAAGAACGCCATCACCGCGGCCTTGCCGAAACATTTGCCCGCAGAGCGGTTCATTCGCGTGGCGATCACCGCGATGACGCGCACGCCGAAGCTGGCGGACTGCGATCAGGCGAGCTTCTTCAACTCGCTCCTCACGCTCTCGCAGTGCGGCATCGAACCGGACGGACGCCGCGCCTACCTCATTCCGTTTGATAACCGCAAACGCGGCGTGACCGAGTGCCAACTCATCATCAGCTACATGGGCCTGCTGGAACTGGCCATGCGCACCGGGGAGATCAGCAATGTCCACGCGGATAAAATCTGCGAGAACGACATTTTCGACTACGACCGCGGGCAGATCGGGCGGCACCAGATCGACTTCAAGCGCCCACGCGGCCGTGCCTATGCCTACTACGCGCTCTGCCGGTTCAAGGACGGGACGGAGAAGGCCGAGGTGATGACGCTGGAGGAAGTGGAGGCGATCCGCAACCGCAGCCGCGCCGGCAACTCTGGCCCGTGGGTGACGGACTTTGACGAGATGGCGAAGAAGACGGTTTTCCGCCGCCTCTCAAAATGGCTCCCGATCTCCTCGGAATATCGCGACGCGCTGGACAAGGACGCCGATCAACTTCCCGCGATTCAGGGCATGGTGGTGGAGAAGGCTGCGCAGGCCAAACCCGTCTTCACCCGCCCCGCCGCACCGGCTCCGGCCCTGGAGATGGAAATGGACGAGATCCCGATGGACACGCCGGAGGCCAGCGCCAGCGCCGCGCCGCCGCCCCGCGCCAGCAAGCCCGCGGCCCCGATCGCCGAAGACGAGCTTCCGGTTTTTGAAGCCGACACGCCGCAAAAAAATTTAGCACTCGCTCTCTCCGACGCTTCGGTTCCCGAAGCCGAATTCATGAAGGCGCTCAAGAAAATCGTCCCCGCCGCCAAGAAGGCCGCGACGCTCTCGGAACTCACCGACCATGTCGCCGCCGAGGCGCTCAAGGACATCGACTACATCATCGCCAACATCGAGGAGGCCAAATAATGAGCGACCTCTTTGAACCCAACGCCGAGGGCGTCTTCCACAACCTGCCGGAGGACATCTACCGCCAAGCCCCCGGAGTGAACATCAGCAACCTCAAACTCATGGGCCGCTCGCCCGCGCACTACCATGCGCGGGTGACGGGACCGAAGCAGGAACCCACGCCCGCCATGATCTTCGGCACCCTCCTGCACCGCGCGTGCCTGGAGCCCGAGAAACTCGCCGGTTCGTTCGTCGTGAAACCCGAGGACATGGACTTCCGTAGCAAAGCCGGGAAGGAATGGCGCGACGCACAAACCGCCCCGATCATTGACAGAGGCCAAGCCACCGCGCTCACCGAAGCCGCGGCGAAGGTGCTCGCCCACCCCCGCGCCAGCGCCGTGCTTGCGGGAGCGCAGAAGGAAGTGAGCGTGTTCAAGCGCCGCAGCCTCACCAGCGATCTATTGCTGAAAGGCCGCCTCGATGGCGTGACCGTGGACGAGCAAGGGCTCACCACGATCGCGGACATCAAGACCACCGACGATGCGAGCCCGGATGCTTTTGCCCGCGCGATCGCTCAATGGGGCTACGCGCAACAGGCCGCATTCTACATGGACCTGGTGGGAGCCAGTTACTTCCTCTTCATCGCCGTGGAGAAGGCCGCCCCTTACGAGGTGGCTGTTTACTGCCTCGACGAGGAATCGATCGCGTTGGGCCGCGAGCGCAACAACCGGCACCTCGACCTGCTGGAACTCTGCCTCAAGACCAACGAGTGGGCTGGTTACTCGCAGGAAATCGAAACCATCACCCTGCCCCGCTGGGCGAAAGCCGCCTGAAAGGAACCACCATGGAAGACCCGACGCCCTACCGGATCAGCCTGCCCAAAATGGAACTGATCAGCAGCACGCACACACAAGTGACGACGCACTACAACGGCATCAGCACCCACGAACATCGGCATGAATTCGCCTACGAAGGCGGCACCCGAATTCACTTCGCGAATGGCGAATTCCAACGCGCGGAATTCGACATGCGCAACCCCTACACCCGCGCCGACTGGCGCAGGCTCGCCGCGATCGAAGCCGAGATCACCCGACTCGAAGCCGCAGCCCAACCGGAGGGACTGAAATGAAAGTTGGAACCTACGTTCGCACCAAGCACCCGCGACCTCAGTCTTGTCGGCATGGCGTTGTGAAACGCATCGAAGGCAAAAAAGCCTGGGTGCGCTTGCACGGCCAAGTCCGCGACCGGGAGTTCGACACAAAAGAATTGGAGGTTCGCTCATGATCGCCCAACTCGACCTCTTCCAAAGCACCGCCGCCCGCGACCGGGCGGTGGCCAAAGTGGCCAAAAGCACCCCGCCCGAATGGCGCACCGCGCTCCGGCATGTCGTCGAAACTCTCGCCCGCCGCGGCGGCGAGTTTACCACCGACGAAGTGTGGAGCCGCCTGGACGGCCAGCCGCCCGAGCCGCGCGCCCTCGGGGCCACCATGATGAGCTTGGCCCGCAGCGGAGTGATCCGCCGCACGGGAAAATGGGTGAACAGCACCCGCCCCGAGTGCCACGCACGGCCCGTCGCCGTTTGGGAAGGAGCCCAATGACAAACCCCATTATCGACAAGCCCGATGAACTCATCCGCGGCCATGGCGAGACGGTCTGGATTGGTTCGATTACCGCCCCGTCCGGCAGCCACCTCGCGATTTGCCGCTGGCGCGACGCCCGCCACGAACTCCCCGAGGAGGGCAAGAATGTCCTCATGGCCCTGCTGTGCGGGGAGGAATGGACCGGCTTCCTGGCCGACGACGGCGCGTGGAAATTCATTTCCGGCGACGCCGTGAACGAACCCGTCACCCATTGGCTGGAATACCCCGCCGTGCCCGCCGTGAAGGAGGCCCAACCATGACGCTGTCATTCGCCATCGGCCTGCTTTTGCTCACGCTGGCCAGCGCCTTTGTGAGCTACAGCCTCGGGAAATGGGAGGAACGCATTCGCTGGCAAAACATGCGCCGCCGGGAGCGCGAACGCATGATGCGCCGGGAGGAATTTGACGAACTATGAAACCCTCCGCCATCGCCGCCGGCGCAATGCTGGTGCTGCTCTACCTCGGGGCCTGCGCCCTCTACTGGCACGAAGCCGCCCAACCGAACCTGAACCTCTGCCCGTTGTGCGGACAGGAAGCGAAGCCATGAATAAAACATCCCCGTTAAAACGAAAAGGCGGAACAGGCTGGGCTTCGGATTGGAAGGCCATGCGCCCAGATTCTGGCGCACAAACAGAATCCGGCAGTTTGCCGGGCTCAAGCAGTATCGGCGCAATTCAAGAGAGAAAGGGCCGGTTTCTTTCAAATGCCGTAAACAAAAACGGAAAAGGAACACACGATCACAACTGGATATTTGGCCATGAAAACGCCGTTTGCACAAAATGCGGCTACACAGTCCCGAAAACCATTGAACTCCCAAAACGCGGCGTGGTGCCAGGAATATACGCATGAAAAAACCAACCTACCAACAACTCCAGTCCCGCCTCTCGGCGGCGGAAGATCAACTGGAACGCATTTTCCAGAGCCTCGCGGCGATCCGCGCGGCCTCGCAAATTCTCGATGTCGGCTGGGAGGAGCTTGATCTCTGGCGCATGAAACACTTGGCCGACATCCTCAAGGAGGAGGCCGCAGAACGCAAAGCCAAGGAGAAAGGGAAAAAGTGAAATCCGAAGTCCTGCCCGACAACATCTTGCGCTGCATGTCCCCCGAGGACCGCGCGTCCCACGCCAAGGCGGTGGGCCACCCGAACGCCGGGAAAACCGCCGAGGAAATCCGGCAAGAACTCAACAAGAAAACCGAGAAGCACGCGCAGAAGGAAATCGCCGGCTACCTGCGAATGAGGGGCTTGCAATTCATCTGCCCACCCATGAACAAGCGCAGCCTGCTCCCCGAGGGCTGGCCGGACTTCACCTTGGCCTTCCGCGGGCACGCGCTGGCTTTCGAGGTGAAGGCCCAAGGCTGCAAGCCCCGGCCCGAGCAACTGGAGCGGCACGACAAAATGCGCGACGACGGCTGGATCGTCCATGTCGTCCACGGCGTGGCCGATGTCATTGCAATACTTCAACTTTTGGAGGCAAAAAAATGGAATGCCTCTGGGCGCAACCGCAAAGGAGGGCTGGAGTGATGGCCGTTTCAAAACTTAAAACGCGGTTTGCGATAATGCGCCACAAACTTGGTCCGAAGGGAAAACCAAGTTATTTAATTGATAAATCTGGCGTTAGCCGTTCGTGGCTTACAAAAGTATCCTGCGGTCAAACAGAGCTTCAATACGAAAAGGCTGTTTTATTTCAAGGTATAACGGGTTTTTCGGCAGAATGGTTGATGGGCGACGATGTGCCGATGATGGCAGAAAAAGCCATGAGCGACACGATCCACCTTCCCCTCGCCGAAGCCACGCGCTTGTGCGCCGAACTGGACGCCGACGAAAACGCCGATACGCCTGTAAGCAACCAAGCCGAGCGCATGGCTTTTTCTGGCGAATACATGGTGCCGACTGAGGTGGCCCGCCTCCTTGAGCGCGAGCGCGACGAGGCGCGGGAGGCGTTGGAATTTCGACGGGAACTTTTCAAGTTTCAAGAAGCCCAGTTGAACGAAAACAGGAAGAAATGCAACGAGTTGCAGGATGAACTCGCCGCCCTCAAGCGCACAGCCCATTGGCTGTTCAGCCGCTTGAGCATTTATCTTGATGGCGAGCAATTTATCGGCACGGCCCAGCGGTTGGAGCGGATCGGCGAGGAGAATCCTTGGCTCAAAGAATCCTACATTCCATGAAAGCCGCCGAATTTACCGCCCCCGGAGCCTACGAAAGCCAATGCGCCGCAAAACGCCGGTATCCGAGCCCCAGCAGCGCGGAAAGACACCGCGCGGGCCTCCAGCGCGCCCGCCGCAACCGCAACCTGCGCCTGCGCGTTTACCGCTGCCCATTTTGCAAATACTGGCACCTCACCCACAAGAATTACGAAGCATGAACAACCCCACCCACAATATCTATCTTGCCCTGCGCACGCTCGGGCAAAACATCGAAGTGCCCGCGCCGGAGGACACCATGGCGGAGATGGTTGCCCAAACCAAGGCTCTCTGCCTGGACGCCGCCGACCGCATGGAGTGCCTGTCCAAAGCCGCCACCGGCCTCGCCCGCGGGCGCAAATACTGGAAGACCCGCGCCAAGAAGGCCGAGGAGGAGGTGGTGATCTGCAAAATGATCGCGCTCGCCGCCCTCGACAAGGTGACGACCGTGGAGGCGCAGAAAAAACTCAGCGAACTCATTCTGATCAAAACCCAAACCCAAAACAACTGAACCCATGAAAAAAAACCAAGAGCTTTCCCTGAAACGCAAATTCCTGAAGCTCCAGAACCGCCAATTTGGCCGCGAAATGCGGCCGATCCCCCGCGAGGACTGGACCGAGGAGGCCGAGGAGGCAAACCCCGGCACGGTGAGCGCCGTCTGGCGATCCCGCGACTACTGCGCCCAAATCCACGACGATCCCGCGGGCGTGACCCGCATTTCTCTGTGCCGCACGGCTCTCAACAAGGACGGCATGTGGCAGGACGGGATTTCGTGGGAGGAAATGCAGCGGATCAAAAACGAATGCGGCTTTGCCGAGCGCGAGGCGATCGAAGTCTTCCCTCCGCAGAGCGACGAGGTGAAAATCGCCAACATGCGCCACCTCTGGCTCCTGCCCGAGGGCGAGCGTCTGCCTTTCTCCTGGAAGCGCGGGGCCGAGGCCGAAGCGCCGGCGGCGGAGGTTGCGCCATGAGCGACTGGATCAAAGTGGAAAAAGCCACCCTTCACAAACCCGAGGTGCTGGCTCTTTCCGAGGAGCTGAATATCCACCCTGTCCACGCCTTTGGACTGTGTGTAAAATTTTGGATGTGGTGTGACGACCAGATCCTCGACGGTAACGCTCGCGGCGTTACCAAGGTAACGCTCGATTTTGTCATCGGGCACACTGGTATGACGGATGCGCTCCTCAAGGTTGGCTGGCTTCGAGACCGCTCAGGCTCTCTCGAAATCCCCCACTTTGATCGGCATCTTTCCGAAGGGGCTAAAACTAGAACTCTTACGAAAGAACGAGTCCGAAAATCCAAGGCGAAAAGTAACGCTCGAAAAGTTACCGAGGTAACGGATGAAGCGTTACTAGATAAGATAAGAGAAGATAATAATAATAAAAGAGAGGCAGAGGTGGAATTCCCGGTGAACCTCCAGACAATCGCTTTCCGCAAGGCATGGGACGGCTACATCGCCTACCGCAAGACGGCACGCATGAAACCCCTCCAAACCGCCAGCATCACCGCCCAACTCAAAAAACTCTCCGAGTGGGGCCACGACATGGCCATCGCCGCGATCACCGAAACCATCGCCAACGGCTGGCAGGGAATCTTCCCGCCCAAAACCACCCCTGCCGGAACAATTGTCAGAACTCCCTTTGTGAAACCCCGCGCCGCCTCCTGCCTGTGAAAACCCAACCCGACACCACAAAATCCGTCCCCATCGCCAAAACCGCCGAGGCCGCGGCCCTGGGGCTCATCGTCACCGATCCCGATATCTTTTCCTCCCTTCCGTGGGATGCCTCGCTTTTCGCGCTGGATGCCCACAGGACGCTTTTCGGGGCCATAGAAAGGGTCCACCAGCGGAGCGGCACTTGCAGTGCGATACAGGCCATTTCCGAGCTTGAGACGACCGGCAAGCTGGACTTCTGCGGCGGCACCGAGGGCGTGATGGAGATTTTCCGCACAGCGCTCCATGGTCCCGGCACGATCGCGCAGTCCGTGGCCGCGGACTACCGCCGGCAACTAGCCAAGGCCAAAGGCTACCGCGACGCGCTGGCCGCATGGGAGGAGGCCGAACCCGACATCCGCCGGATGCGCACGGAACTCTCCACCCTTGCCGAGACAATCGCCACAGCCGCCCAAGACAACGTGGCCGAAGCCAAAACGATCAAGGAGCACTTGGCCGAACTCATCGACGACCTGGAGCAGAAAACCCCGCTGGAAACTTTCAGCACCGGCATCCCGGCGCTCGACAAGGCATTTCACGGCGGAATGATGCGCGGCGAAATGCTCGTCGTCGGGGCCGACACCGGCGGCGGCAAGAGCATTCTGCTCTACCAAGCCGCGTTGAAAGCCTTGGAGGACAACAAAAACGTGGCGATCTTTTCCTTGGAAATGCCCGCGAAGGCGATCCTGCGACGCATGGCCGCGAACCTGATCGGCAAGCGAGTGGAAGGCGCGCGGGACATCCTTCAAGCCACAGACCAGCGCAACATCGCGACCGGCCACGAACTTTCCAACGCCCTGGGCCGCCTGATGCGGATGCCCCTCACGATCCACGACACACTCTCCGAGGTGGGCGAGATCGACGCCGAGGCCCACCGGCTCGCCTTAACCGGCAAGGCCGACATGATCGTCGTGGACTACCTGCAAATCGTCACCATGCCGAAGGCCGACAGCCGGGAACAAGCGATCAGCGAACTCGCCCGCCGCTTGAAACTCACGGCGCTGAAAACCCGCAGCGTCGTTTTGACGGCCAGCCAACTCAACGAGGAAGGCCGCCTGCGCGAAAGCCGCGCGATCGGCCACCATGCCGACGCCGTGGTGAACATCTGGCACGACGGCTCCCCGATCATCGTCGTGGACAAAAACCGCCGCGGTCAGCGCGGAGTCACGATCCCGGTCACCATGCGCGGCGAAATCAGCCGCTTCGAGGAGGCCCCCGAAGCATGAACACCGATCTCGTCTACGAGGCCGCCAGTCTGGACTTGGAATTCTGCGCAAAAATCTGGGAGTCCAAGGAGACCGCCCGCTACCCGCAGGCTGAAGCCGCCTACCGCCGCGCCGTGGAACTCCGCGACACCTATTTTCCCAACCCCGAACCAACCAAAAACCAAAATCAAAACCAACCATGAGCAAACTCATCACCATCAAAATCGACGTCACCAAAATCGACAAAAACCGCCTCTTCAAGGGCGAAAAAGGCACCTACCTCGATGCCGACATCTGGCTCAACGACGAGCCGGACAAATTCGGCAACGATGCCAGCGTGAGCATGGCGCAAACCAAAGAGGAGCGCACCGCCAAGTCTCCGAAAATTTACATCGGCAGCGCCAAGAAAAAATTCGGCTGGGAAAACGAGCAACCCGCCCGCTCCAAACCCCCCGCCCAACGCTACGAAGGCCGCGCCCAGGACGACGCCGGCGACGACATTCCGTTTTGATCTTGCCGAGACGATTGGCAAACATTATGAAACCCCAAAATTATGTGGATAATCCCAAAACAATTACACACATCGGCCTTTGTGCCGGATACGGCGGCATTGAGATTGGACTGCACCGAGTTATCCGAAATCTGCGCACGGTCGCTCTTTGTGAGATCGAAGCCTTCGCCTGCGCGAACCTGGTCAGCAAAATGGAAGCGGGACTCATGGACTGCGCTCCTATCTGGACGGATCTTAAATCCTTCCCATGGGCAGAGTTTCGTGACCGCGTGGACATCCTCACTGGGGGCTATCCCTGCCAGCCCTTCAGCGCAGCCGGAAAGCGCCTCGGCACAGAAGACCCTCGGCACCTCTGGCCTTTCATCGCAGACGGAATTCGACTTCTTCGCCCCCGACTCTGCTATTTCGAGAATGTCGAAGGACACATTAGCCTTGGACTCCGAGAAGTCATTGGAGAGCTGGAATCAATCGGTTACCAAACGGCGTGGGGAATATTCAGCGCGTCTGAAGTCGGCGCACCGCACCAACGCAAGCGGGTCTTTATCTTGGCCCACGATCAGCGTCAACGAGTCGAAGAACTCGGTTGGCAAATCGCAGGAGCATCGCAATTCGATTCCGCTTGGAACGATGGCGCTGATGCAGGATGCGGCGAATTGGGCGACACCCTGCGCCCAGATGGACGGATCACCGACCAGACCGAGCAAACAGGGACCAACGGGAGACGGCAGGCTGGAGATACAAGTTGCCATGCCAACATATGGCCAAGCCGCCCCGGCGAACCCCAGCACGGATGGGAGCCGCCAAGGGTTGTGGTTGACGCCAAGAGCCAACGAGCCAACCGGAGACTCGACCTTTGTGTCGAGGAACGGCGACCGAGGCCAGCATTGCAGCCCAAGTCTGACAATACAGGTCGAGAAGACGGCCCAATGGGCAACGCCCCGCAGCGGCAAGACCACGGACGAGAACCCCGAGACATGGGCAGCGAGGCAGGCCAAGGGCGATGTGGCGACCATGCCGCTGACGGCGCAGGTGAAGTGCTGGGGCACCCCAACAGCCCGCGACCACAAGAGCGGACGGGGCAACGAGGAGCGGGAATACAAGGAACTCACGCCGATGGTGGAGAGGACGCAGAGCGGCAAACTCAACCCTCGCTGGGTGGAGATGCTCCAAGCGGTCCCGCTCGGCTGGACGAGCCCGGACTGCCCGCCCTCGGTGATTCGGAACTGGCCGAAATTTACGAGTGGATGGAGCGCTGCACGAACCGCACCGACGAACTCCGGCTGCTTGGCAACGGCGTGTGCGTTACCACCGGAGAACTCGCCTACCGAACCCTCTTTTCCGAACTCTGCCGAAACGATTGACATTTTATGACACACCCACCACCCGAAGCCCTCGCCGAATTCCTGCAACCCTTCCCCGCGGACGATCCCGCGGTCACGCCCGACTACATGGTGGGCAAGATCGAAAACCTCCGGCTCGGCTGGAGCCTCGATCACACGGGCAACCTGATCGAGGCCCGCATTTGGGCCTGGCCAACCGTGATCGGCCGCCACCGCCCGCAAACCCTCCAACCGCTCGCCCAAATGCTTTGGGCCGCGCTCCAGGACGCCCACCGCAACCTCAAAAACCAAACCACCGCCTACGCCTAATGACATCCGACAGCAACCCCGCCGCGATCGACGCGCTGATCAGCGAACTCCGGCATCTGCGAAAAGAAAACGACGCCCTGCGCGCCAGCATCGAGCACCTCACCACCGAGGCCCGCACGCTCCGGCTCTGGCTGCGCGACGACGCCGCAAAACTCTCCCGATGGCAGGACTGCGCCGAGCAACTCGCCGCCGTCCTCCAAACCCAGAACCCCGAAAACGCCGCACTCGCCCACTACCAAAAACTCAAAAACCAACCATGACACTCAACCCGCTGCTCCACCTCCGAATCCTCGACAAAAAGAACATCCCCCCGAACCTCGAACCCTTCGCCGGTCCCTACCGCGCGAACGAAAGCCAGTGGCTTTTCGCCGCCGCCGCCGATGCGCTCAAAAGCCACCACGCCGTGTATTTCACGCGAACCGTGCACGGAACCAAAACCACCGTGACACTCCACCTGGAGCGCGCGAAATTCGACGAGACAACCACCCAGCACCCGCGCGAAATTTTCGAGACGATCGACAACGAGGAAGCGAAAAAAGCCGGCGTCGAAAAGCATTGCTGGAAACGCTGCCACACATTCGCCGACTGCGTGGAATATCTCAACGAAACCATCCGAATCGGACATCTGCCCGTGTTTGTCGAATCGCCCGAAGAGTCAGGATTGGTGCCGGGTTTCATCCGAAGGCACATCGACGCGAAACCCAAAAAACAAAAGAGCAACACCACACAAACTTCCTGCTCCGCTCACACCAGTGAGCCCATTTTAACGACGATTCCGAAAAGGCGTCAAGAAAAAAATTGCCGAGACAATCGACAAAGTTTACACTCCAAAAAACAACCCACGAAATGACAACGGAAAACACCAGCACCGAGAGCGTGGAAAAACCGCGTGGCCGCAAAAAAAGCACGGCCCCGGAGGACGGCTCCGGCACGCCAAAAAAGGCGGGGGATTTTTCCCAAAACGACAACGGCGCGCCAAAGAAAAGCCTGCTCGCCGACGACGCGGCCACTCCGCCGCCAAAGAAAGGCCCGGGCGCTCCGAGCACCTACTCGCGCGAAATCGCCGAGGAAATTTGCTGGCGGCTCGCGCAGGGCCAAACGCTCAAGAGCATTTGCATGATGAACCACATGCCGTGCATCACCACCGTGTTTGAATGGGAGTCGAAAATCGGGGAATTCGCGCAATTGTCCGCGCGCGCGAGGGAGCACGGAACGCACGTTTTGGCCGATCAGTGCATCGAAATCGCCGACGACCCGCTCATGGACCCCGCGGACAAGCGGGTGCGGATTGATACGCGCATCCGGCTCATCGGAAAATGGAACGCGAAGCGCTACGGCGACAAGATCGAGCATGAAGTCAAAACCGACTTCATCCCGCTGGACGAGCTTCGGCGCAGGATTGAAGAGAGCAAAGCCCGCCGCGCGAGCCTGGAGCTTGAGGAAAACAAACTCCTCACCACGGGAGGGGAGGGGTAACGCCATGCCAGTCGCCGAACACCAAGGAAAGGCCGTCACGCTCAACAAACCGCGCAAGATCGCGGGAGTCACGCCGGCAGGAAAGAAACGAACGGTGTATGTGCGCGATCCAGAGAGCGGGAAAGTGCGGGTGGTGCATTTCGGCGATGCCTCGATGAGTGATTTCACGAAGCACAAGAACGAGAAGCGCCGGAAGAATTTCCATGCCCGCCACAATTGCGCGGAGAAAACCGACAAGACAAAGCCCGGCTACTGGGCTTGTAAGAACTTATGGTGAAACATTTTCCAGAATTTCGCAGGCAGGTGGATGACACGACCAGGCGGGCCTCTCGGCAACGACGCACACTATCGACTGGTGGGACTGGGCGGCCCTCGATGGCCCTGGACTCCCGAACGCCCACGCCTGAAAAGGGAGCGCGCGCCCGTTCCTGCGAGAGTTTTCCCCGTTCCTTTGCCGGACGAGATGATGCCTCTGAAAAGGGCTACCGTATGGTGGTCGGGCCGGAAAAGCATCAAGCGCAAGGAGGGCATCACCACCTTCGGGAATTCTCGGGGGACTCCAGCGGCGGGGAATCCATTTTCGGGCGGCGCTGTGGAAGCCGCAGACACAGGGCCACGCGGAGGCCGAAAACCCGCGAACACCAATGCTCTCACCCAGCGAGCGGCAACGCCGGGGCCGCGACGGAAACCGGCACCAGCGGGGGCAGCGTCCCGCCCGCCCGAATTCTTTCCCTATGAGCCTGCGCTTTGAGCAATACGGGGCCCTGCGCAAGACGCGGGATTTTCTGTGGGATTTGATGGACCCGCAGAAGAGGCCGAAGACGGTGGCCGAGATGCGGCAGCGGGTGCGATCCTGCACACGGCATTTTCCGTTCCTTGAAGACACCGGAAAGCCGATCTGGAGCTACGATGATTTCGGTCCCGACGATCCGCCCCAGCGCCCGAAGAAAAGCAAGAAGCGGAAGAAAAAGTAATCCGCCGGCGAGTTTTTGATTGAAGCGCGGATCGATTCGGTGGATTCACCGGAAGCACCGAGCGCGCCCATGACAAAATACGACATTTTCCCGATTGTGGAGGGAGAGCCGGAAATCCCGTTGACGCCTGAACCTGTGGGGCTGCGCGAGGCGTTTTCGGTGATCGACAAGCGCGTGGTGCTTTTGGAGGCCCAAGGCTACTGGAGAGGATGCCGAGGGCAGGCCATTCCGGTGGGCGAGATCGGCTTTTCCATCCGCCCCGCGAAGCCTTGAAAAACAGGGGCACGCCCGTGCCTTAGTATCGCGTTACCCCCGAACGCCTATGCGGCGAGCATCGGGGCCCTGGGGCGGAGCCCCATCGTGAACAATTCACACGCGTGTGAACAACCCGCCATGAATTGCCAAAACATTTGACAATTACCGGGGGCTGTGAAAACTTCCCGGCTCCATGAGCCAACCCCGCTCACCCAAAAAGCTCGGCGAACTCGCCCGCAGCGCGGAACTCTACCGCGCAAAACTCTCCTGTTCGATCGCCCGCGACATCTGCGCCGGGAAGAACCAGCCGCCCGAGCCCCTTACCCGCCAGGACTGGGCGCTTTTTCACCTCGCCCACGCCATCGAGGACATCGCGCACGCGATGCTTGAAAAATACCACCCCGCTGAGACGCCCAAGTGAAAAGCGACAAGGATTTTCTCAACGATTTGGATTCCAGCCGCAGGGCGGTGAACGACTTTGCCGACAAATTGCGGCAAAAGGGCTTGAAGGTCTGGCTGCCGCCCCAGCGGACGCGCCCGGATGCGGCGCAGCGGGAGGAGTATGCGGACGCCGGAGACCTGATGGTGCAGGGCCGCGTGGAGCACAAGGTGCGCAACCTGCATTTCCGCTCCCGCGAAGACTACCCCTACCCGACCGTGATCGTGGACGAAGCCTACAAGGTGGAAACCAAGGCCGGCGATCCGGTTTTCGCCTATGTGATCGAGAACGCGGAGCGCACCGCCGCCGCGGTGGTTTACGGGTGGACGCGCCGGCACTGGCAGATCGAAGAGGTTTTCGACGCCAAGCAGGGCCGCAAATGCCGCAACTACACCGTGCCGGTGAAGCATGTGCGGTTTTGCGATCCGCAGGAAGTTTTTTAATGCAAACCATGAACCCAACCACCTACGAAACCCTCGAAGCCAGCGTGATCGCCTGGGCGAAAGCCCGCCAGATCATCCAGAACTCGACCACAACCAGCCAGCTTTTGAAAGCCATCGCCGAGATGGGCGAACTGGCCGACGCCCACGCCAAGCACGACACCGCCGGAGTGATCGACGGCCTCGGCGACGTGCTGGTGTGCCTGATCAATTACGCCGCGATCCGCGGACTGAAGCTCACCGACTGCCTCGCCAGCGCCTACGAGGAGATCAAGGACCGCAAAGGCTATCTCACGCCCGAGGGAACCTTTGTGAAGGAACCATGAAAGCCGGGAAACCCTGCGGATGCAAAGCCTGTGACATGAAAAAACCCACCTACACCCAGCCCGCGCTCCGAGAGCGCCTCAAAAACCGCCTCCTCGCCGGCGACAAGGGCGGGGCACCGGGCCAATGGAGCGCCCGCAAGGCCCAGATGCTCGCCGCCGAATACAAGAAAGCCGGTGGCGGCTACCGCAGCGGGAAGGCCGCGCCCCAGAAAAGCCTCGACAAATGGACCCGCGAAAAATGGGGAACCAAGAGCGGCAAGCCCAGCACCCAAGGGCCCGAGGCCACGGGCGAGCGTTACCTGCCCAAGCGCGCGATTGCCGCCCTCACGCCCGCCGAATACCGCGCCACCAGCCAAGCCAAGCGCGAAGCGACCCGCGCCGGGGAGCAATTCGCCAGCCAACCCAAGAAAATCGCCGCCAAAACCGCCAAGCATCGATGAACCACGCCAAAACCATCCACCCGCAACCCTACGACTACGAGGCCACCCTGTCCGCCGTGCGCCACCTGTCCCAAAAGCACAACCTGCCCGCTCCCGCTCCGGCAAAGAAAAAACGCCGCGTCCGCGGGCTGGCCGAGCGCCTCGGTTGGAAAAGCAACCCCGACGTGCTGCGAATCCTGCGCGAATGAACGCCTCCGAACCGCCACCCTATCCCGTCTGGACATGCCGCGACTGCGGCGAAGACTATGGCCGCGGAATGCCCGAGGGCCATGTCTCCACCTGGCACACCGGAATTTGCGGCGTGTGCGGGCAGGAAAAACCCGTCACCGAGCCCCGCGACTTCCGGCATTTCCCGTTCTGGCCCTCGCCCAACCCCCAAAGCCCCGCCCAATGAAACGAAGCGACACCCTCACGCTGGCCGGCGCGCTCGATGTCCTCGCCCGCGACATCCAGAGCCCCGACGACGTGCCCGCGCTTTGCCTACGCGAAGCCGCCGAGCGCCTGCGCGAACTCCACCCCTGCCAAGACGGCTGGGCCAACAGCGTTTTGACCGAGCAGCGCGCCGTGCGCGAACGCGCCCAAGCCTGCCAACGGCTCACCGAGGCCGAGGACATCCTCGCCGACCTCGCCTCCGGCTACTGGCAGGGCGTGCTCTCGCCCTACAAAAGCCTACTGGAGGAAAGCCCCCGCCGCATGAGCGACCGCATCCTCGACTACTGGGCCAAGGTGGAAAAAACCGGGCCGGATTTTCAACACGGCACCGCCCGCGAGCGGTTTTTCGAGAAGATCCGCCGGCATTACGGAAAGCCCTTGCCCAAAGAACCCCCTGTTTCGACAAACCCATGACCAAAACCGCACCCAAAACCCACGACGACGCTTGCACCGAGATCATCGACGAGATCATGGACACCTTTGATTTCGGCCAAGTGGAGCAAATGATGCGGGCCGTGGACTGGAAATGGCGCACCGAGGAGAGCGCGCAGGAAATGGAATTCCCCGACGAGCGCCGCCTGCGCCGAGCCGCCCGCGAAATGCTCCGCGAAGCGGCTCGCACCCGCTGTGGATCGTCCTCGGGAGGATTCACCGCCATTTACCAGAGCGGGATCGACGAGGACGAGCGCCGTCCGTTTGTTTACATCCGCCTGTATTGGGGCCTCGACAGCCACGACACCGAGGGCGTGTGCTACGGCGAACCAACCGCCCCGCCAAAGCCCGCGATCTCCGCAAGCAAAGCCAAAACCCACGACGCGCCCGAGGACTGGAGCGATCTGCACGACCTCATCGACAAGGTGGGCCTCATGGGGATTCGCATCACGGACGGGAAAACCTGCCAATGGCAACTCTGCATGGCCGGACTCACGGCGTTTTACAACGAGCGCACCGGCAAGAAATGGAGGGACTTGTGAGCGACACGCCCGAAACCAACACCGCCGCCTTCGATCCCTTCGCCGGACAGGGTGGAGAGGTGGTGGATGCCGACTTTTCCCGCAAACTGGAACGCGAACGCGACGCGGCGCTGGAGAAATTCGACATCGAAGCTACCGAACACATGCTAGCGATCAATAAAGTCTGCGGCGAGCGCGATGAGGCAATTGCTACCCTGCGAGAAATTGCAAATGCAAGCCACTTCGACAACATAGGAAATTGGGCGCGAAATAAAGCAAAGAAGGCACTGGAGGGCGCGAAATGAGCGACACGCCAGAAGCAAACCTGGAAGAAGCCAAACTCCGAGCCGAATGGCTGAACAAACACAAAGCCCCACAGGGTTGGCTTATTCTCACAGAATCTGAACTGGCTACTATTCGCGAAGAGTTTTCAGCAATGGAAGGCGATCGCAATGAAGCGATTGCAATGCTCAACGACCCGCACCGGGTTCACGCCCATTGGCTGCGCGAGGGCATCGGATGGGAAGCGTGGACAACCGAGCGCGTTCGGGATTTGGAGCGGAGATGTGAGGAAGCGCAAGCCGAGCGAGACATCCTCCGCCTTGATGCCCAACGCGAAGCGGAACACCACGACCGCATGGTGAAGGAACTGGAAGGACTCCACGACAAAATCAAGAAACTCACCGAGGAGCGCGCCCGCCTGCGCGAAACCATCGCCGAACTCCTCCACGAACCTCCTCTCAAAATCACCCTGAAAAAAACACCATGATCCTTCGCAACATACTCACCGCGTTCCGCGCAAGAACCACCTCATCCTCCGCCTCGGAAACCTTCCTCGAATACGAGGTCGCCCTCAACACGATCAGTGCCGCGCAAAAGACCGCCGAGCGCCTGCGCGTCCCCATGGGGCAAGTGCTCCATGCCATCCGCGAAACCGAAAACCTCTCGATGCGCGCCGCCGCCGAGCGCATCGGCATTTCCGGCCCTCACTGGAGCGACCTTGAAACCGGAAAGCGCCGAATCACCCGCCGCGTGTTGAAAAAACTGCGCCGTGTTTTCAACCCGTGAAACCCTACCCGAACTGGACCTGTCAGCCCTGCGGTCTTGAACACGGCACCCGCCAGAAGGAAGTCTCCTGCTGGCACTACGGGCGCTGCGATGTGTGCGGAAAGAATGCCGAAGTGACACAACCACGCGACTTCGGCCACTTTGCCGAGTGGTATGACGACGCCCCGCGCCAGCGCAAGACCGCCAAGAAACGGAAAAAAACAACCTGCCGAGACGATTGACAATGACCTGCCCGAATTGCCAAGCCAGCACAAAGGTGCTCGATACCCGCCGGTTCCTGCACGGTGTGGCCCGCCGCCGCCGCTGCCTGAAATGCCGACAGGCGTTCTACACCGCCGAAACCAGCGTGGATCAGTGGTTGCACAAAGACACCCGCCGTGGCCGATACAAACCCAAACGCCAATTCCGCCTTCCGCCCCCGCCATCAGAAAACTGGATCGACCGCATCCGCCGCCTTTTCCAACCCACGCCATGACCAACCACCACGCCATGAACGCCAGCGTCCCACAGCACCTGTATGGTTTCGTGCGGCGGACGATCCTCCAAGGACTGGAACCCGACCCGCCAGCGGTCCATCCCGAGACGTTGTGGCGACGAATCCTGTGCTGGATTTTCCGAAAACGCATCCCGCGCCCGAAGCGCTATGAACCCTGCGTGATTTTCGGCGTCACCTCGATCCCCTCCCGCGCCCTGCATTTTTCGATCCTCTGCGAGTCCGGTGCCCAATGGGCACGAATCCCCTTGCACATGCTGCGCTGGGAACTCCCCGATGCAGGAGCGCCGGTCCACCCGCTCACCGACCTGCAAATGTGGGACGCGCACGGGTGGGATTTCGCCGTCTGCCGCTACGAATATCTGCGCGAAATGGGCTGCGCCTTCCGCAAACGCGACGGCTCGCTGGTGAATGCCAGCTATTGGTTCACCCTCGACCATTCGGACAACGGCTACAGCCAATACCCGCCGGAACACAAATGCTACCACCTCCTCCTATTGGAGGATGGTTCTGGTCAGATCGCGGCCCAGCCCAACAACAGAATCCTTTGGAAGGACGATTCGTTCGTCAAACCCGGCCACCCGCTCGACTACCGCGTGATGGCCCCGAACACCTGGCACGCCGAAACCAGCCGCCGCAATGCCCACGACACCGCCTTCTGCAAAGACTAACAGTCTCCAAGACTATCTCGCCGCCACCGGCCTCGATGAAGTGGAAGCCATGAACGAACTCCAAGGCCACGGCGTCATCAGCGACAACTGCGTTTCCGCCGCCGAGGTCGGAGACTCCGGCAAGGCCGTAACGTGGCTTGCCATGCAAAACGGCGAAAAACTGTCACGCCAAAAGCGTTGACATTGCCGAGACGATAGACAAGTTGCGGGATGGCAACACGACAAATACCACTTCCAAATGATTTTTGGAATGATACGCCCGCCCAATGGACAGGTGGCAATATTTCCAACGCGGAGATGGGAAAAAAATTTACCGCAAATCCTGTTCCCACAATGCCCCACCCTACAGCGTATGGGCTAACTACGGATGAATTTATTACCTTAATTGATAGCCACGAAAAAGCTGGTCGAAAAATTCCAGATAAAGTTAAAAATTTTGTAGAAAAAAACAGGAAAATAAAATTCGATCCAATGCCGAAATCCGGCGATGGATCAAAATACGATCCTAATATTTCGGCATCGAATGCTGCCAAGCGCTCCGATCTTTATGCGGACATAGCGGAACGAGAATTGAAAAAAGGAAACGCAACATCCGCCGCCAAATGGCAGGCACTGGCCAATCAAGCGAACAACCTAGCAAAAACCAATTCTTCCAGCAACCCAACTTCGAAAATCTCAATTTATTCGACAGAACAAGCCGCCGCCAAAGCCGCCCCAGGCGCATACATCAGTGACGCCACCAAGGAAGGCTTGGGTTATGTCCCGCGAGCCGAAGCAGCTAACGCCTCAAGAGGAAAATACGACGTTAGCCCGCGCACCCGCCAAGTCACAGAAAAATCCAAAGCCGACGTGGCCGCCCGGGAAGCTCAAAACAGCCCAGCCCACAATGCTGCGTTTCGAGCGCAGGCGTTTCAACAACAAGCCGACCGGGCAAAAGCCAAAGGAGACACTTGGGCCGCCAATATGTGGAACCAGACGGCCTCCGAACAAAGAGCGAAGGCCAAGCAACTCGGCTACAATGGGAACTTCACCAACGTCCAACCTTACGAAAACGCCAAGCCGAAACCCGGCCCGCCAGCGGCCTCGTCCCCAAAGCCATCGTCCACGCCATCATCGAGCGCAAAACCAAGTGGCAGGGATTGGACAATGAATCCCCCCACCAATGCCGCCGAGGACGCCGCATACCGGAGCGACATGATGAACGCAGCGATGGCTTCTGAGTCCGTCAAAAAAGCCGACGACAAAGTCACCGCCGACGACATCAAGAAAAACCACCAGTTGATGGAGTCTGATGCGGCGAAACGAAAATCCATCGTGGATCAAGGCAAGCGCAACGCCGAAACCCGCGACCTAAACGATCAAGTCAAAGACTTTCGCGAAGTCGAACAACGCTGGCGCGACAAAGCCGCCAAGGCCACCACCCCCGAGCAAAAGGAACACGCCCTCCAGATGGCTGCCGAATACGCCGACAAGGCCAAGGACCGCGAAAAGAAAATCAGCGACAAGAAAAACGAAGACTTGAGCGGCATCAAGCCTTTGTCCAAAGCCGATAAGAATAAACTGAATGGCAATTTGCCAACCGATCCCATGCAAGAATTGATGGAGGGAATTCCCGCCATGAACAATGCTTCGGCCTATGCTCCCGCCGGTGGAACTGGAGGCCGAGGTGGAGCCACCGGCTTCTTCACCCGCGACGGCAAAGTGATTCCGATCACAGCATAGACTTCCACCACACTCCTCATGACCCCAGAGGAACAAGCCGCCTACGAAATCCGCACCGACCCGCAACTCTGGTTCGAGGTTTTCGGAACGATTTTGAACCGCGCTGGCGAGTTGATCAGACCAACGGCCAATAGCTTCCAAGCGCGCGTCTTCGGAGTTTACCGCTGGTGCCGCGACCACCAGAAACCCTGCCGGATCATCATCCTCAAACCCCGGCGCAAAGGCTCCTCGACCGTCTCCCTCGCGCTGGCCTACACCCATCTACGCAACCACATGGGTTACGGAGCCGTGCTTGGCGACGACCTCGGCACCACCGCCAAGCTCATGGAGACCTGGAACCGCTATGTCGAGCACGACAAATTCAAGCATTGGGGCAATGAACCCTCCTTGAGCAAGCGAGCGTTCAGTCACGGTAGCAAGGTTTACGAGGAAACCGCCAACGATCCCCGCGCCGGTATGGGCGGCGACATCCATTTCCTCCTCGCCTCCGAAGCCGCGCACTACCGATCCAAAGGAAAAACCAGCGGCGAGTATGTGATGCAGTCGGTGATGAACTCGGTGCCGAACCTCCCCTCCTCCTGCGTGATCATCGAGTCCACACCCAATGGAACGCAGGGCGTGTTCTACAACACCTGGCAAAACGCCGTGGACTTTTCCGAATTCCAAGCGGGCCGCGAGGGCAACGGCTACATCCGCATCTTTGCCCCGTGGTTCGAATTCGACGACAGCCGCGCTCCGCTCCACCCCGGCGAGGAGAAGGCGATCCTCGATGATCTCGACAGCGAAAGCCGCTACAACGGCGAGATCGCCCTTGTCGAACGCCACGGCGTCACCGCCGACAAACTCAAGTGGCGCAGGCAAATCATCGACTCCCCGGCCTGCGGCGGCGATCCAAGAAAGTTTCAACAAGAATATCCGAGTGACTCCATAAGTTGTTTTCTGCAAAGCGGTTCTGGACGCTTCGACGCCGAAGGCCTCGATGTCCTCAGCGACCAGATCGCCCTGCGCCAAGAACCTCAATACGGCATCCTCGAACAGCCCGAAGGAGCCGCCGCCCCCACCTTCATCCAAACCGCCCGCCACGAAGCCTGGGTGCGCATTTGGGAATTCCCCAAGGAAGGCCGCCGCTACATCGGGGCCGACGACTTCATGACCGGCGAGCAGGCCGCAGGCTCCCGCCGCGAAAGCGACTGCCATGCCACGCTCATCGCGCGCGCCGCCTACATCGACGACAGCCAAGAACCCCACAAGGCCGCGATCGTCGCCGCCTTCATGCCCGACGACCGCCAGAAAGACTTGGACATCGTGGCCGAGCGCATCGCACTCCTCTCCAAATTCTACGGCGGGTGCTTGATGGCCCCGGAAGTCAACAACCTCCACGGCATCATCGAACTCATCCGCCGGCACGGCGCAAACCTCTGGATGCGCAAGAAGCAAGGCACCGGCAAAACCGTGATGGTCCCCGGCTTCCAAACCAACACCAGCACCAAGCGCCAGATCATCGGCGAACTCGCCACCTTGATCCGCGAACAGGAACTCGAAATCCCCTGCCCGCGCATTCTCGCCGAACTGCGCAACTTCATCGTTCATTCCGACGGCACCGAAGCCGCCGCCGAAGGCGCGCACGACGACTGGGTGATGGCCCTCGCCATCCTCGCCCATGTTCTCCCCGCCGCCCGCGTGATGGAGAGCGAAGAAACCAAACTCGCCCGCCAAGCCCGCCGCAGCGCCTACTACCGCCCCGCCCGCCAACTCGTCGCCGAATGCCGTTGAGGCGCAAAAGGGCACAACATTTCAGTTGCGTTTGCCGAAACACTTGGCAAGTGTGGTGGAACCTATGAACCAGACTCAACAGACTTCACAGAACGTCTCCAATCCAGTTTTTTCTGACGCTGAAATCAAAGCCTATAGAAAAACCCTAGAAAACCAGTTAAGATACGGAACGGGCGGTGATTACAAAGCGCCCACCGGTTCCCAGCGGGAAGAAATACTGCGAAACTTAAAGAGATTCAATGAAAATCCCACTCAATACCTTACGATAAAAAAGCAAGACGAGGAGTATGCGAAAAAACGAGGAGAGCTTCACGATATTGAACTAAAAAAGACTGAGCATATCCGAATTTTGGAGCAGTTAAACGCTTTGCCAATACCGAATAATATTGTGCGAAAAGGGGGGTATAACCTTAACACCATGTATCCAGGCCAGATGGAAAAGAATAACGAAATCCGAGCACGCCGCAAAGCCCTGGAAAACCAGCTCTGGGATTTGGGATATAAAGTAGTTGGCAATCAACCGGGAAGATACGAATTAAACAAACTCGATCAACAAGACATCAACCTTCGAGAACAAGCAAAACAAAACGAAGCCGCCCGCAAGGCTCAAGAGGAACTGAATCAAGCGCAAGGAACAGGAAAACCTCCGCTGCCCCCCAACCCTAACCAGTCATTCCTGCCAAACGATGAATCGCAGCCCGGCTCCCCAGTCCAGCCCGGAGGAAGGCCAAGACCCGGCACCCCAGTCAAGCCCGGAGGATACCCAGTCAACCCCGGCCCTGGTTATCCTGTAAGGCCAAGCCCAATACGACCTGGCGATGTTCCCGACTACAGCAGTGTTCCATATCGAGATCGACCACTTGAGGCCATTCCTCCAAACATGAGGCATTTTTACCAGCAACCAGGTGGCGTCAGAGAGTCCGTTATCCGTCCAGGCCGTCCCATCGTAGACCCACAACCTAGGGGAAGCATTATGCCGGACGGGCGTTACATGCTTGACGACGGGAAAACCCAACGAGTTTTTGCAAGAGATCCAAAAACCGGAGCCATAGATTTCGCATCCGGTGGCGAAATACAATTGGTTTATGCTCAACCATCCGCATTGCGTGCCACGCAACTCCCCGCTGGCGCAGGAGCCTCACCAACCAAGCCGTCCAGCAAACCAAGGCCAGCCCCTCAAACCCAATCCCAACCAAGCACCCCGCAAGAGCGGGCCAAGATGCCGATCACCCAAGAGCAAGCCAATGCGTTGATGCTTGCGGCAGCCAGAGGAAATCCCGACGCCATGGAGGAAGAATGGCAGCGCGAGCAAATCAAAAACATGCCACGCCCCGATTCCAAGACAGCTCAAGAACTCTTGAAAATCGGCGAGCAGGTTAGGACCGGCAAACAGCCAGACTACCAAGGGGCTTTTAGGCTTACAAAAATCAATCCAATGTATTACGAGGCTGCCAAGCAACAGTTTGAGGAGCGGCAAGCCGAATACAAAAGACGAGGCGCACAGTCCCCGGATCAACTCACGCCGTATGCGAAACAGTTGATTGCCGAGCAAGAAGCGCAGCAATCCGCTGGCGGACAACCCGCACAACCCGTCAGAGGCAAAGTCCGTGGAACAGCAAGCAAACCGCCCAGAGGAGGCCAGACTCTTCCTAGCCCGCTGGACAAACTCTCCGCACTCAATGCCAAGAAAGGTTCCGCGCCCTCGATCACGATTAGCCACAACCGCCCCGGCGCTGTCGGATCAACCACGCTGACTCCAGACTCGTTTAATACCCAAATGTCCTATGGCGGCGATGGCAATATGCAGGTTTCCGCAGGCCCAACGACTTTCTCCTTCAAAGGAAAGCCCGCTGCCCAAACTCCTCCGCCAACCGCAGGAGGTGGCGCAAAACCCACCTTCCGAAATATCAAGGGAAGGGTTGTCGCGCTCGGCGGCCAAGTTCGAGTTGTCGGCACAACCGGTCCCAAGTCCCCCAACGAGGCCGATTTGCCGCAGTCCATGGGGCAAACCCAGCCAACTCGCCCATCGGCTCCAACTAAAGCAAAAACCCGGGCAGGAATGCGATAATGCCCAACCCTCCCAGCCAAGTCTTCTTCCCCGAGCCCGAGAAAAGCCTCGCCGCTTTGACGGCGACCGCCGCAGGCACCACGCCGGAAGCCATGGTGGCCCGCGTGCAACTCATCAAGACCGCGCAGGATGGGAACCTCGAAGCCCGCAATGCGCTCGTCGCCCTCACCAAAGTCGTCCCGCCCAACCCCGAGGCCGTGAAAAAGCGCACCTTCCGCAAGCCGCGCCGACTCACCAAGGACTACAACCGCAAGGACCGCCTCACCCTGCGCGGAGAAGAAAAAGCCGTGCGCAGCGTCGATGGCCGCATGCTCGACATCAATGATGTGCTCAACAAAGGCGGCATCGCCGGCATGAAGAAAACTCCGCAATACATCGTCGATGCCATCCAATATCGCATGGACAAGGCTGTGAAGCGCGTGAACCCCACAACTCCCGGCGTCAAATCCATCGGTCCCAAGCAACCCACCGAAAAACAACTTCAACGCGAAGCCGCCCGCGCCCAAGCCACCGAAGATGCGGGATAGGCAAAAAATGAATCAACTTTTCAATTGATACTGCCGAGACATTTGACAGAGTAAACCGCAAGCCAACATCCCAAGCATGAAAAAACCAAAAATTGAAGACATGGGTCCGCGCCCGTGGTGGAATAATGGAGGCGCGCGAGAACAGCCACGCGACGACGGCCCGCGCAACATTCCCGGGGGACCTGTCCGAATCCCTCCTCAAAACCCGCCTATTGATCCAAGATTTTCCAATACACTTGAAGACATCAATGCGCCACGACCCGGGCTGTATCGCGACCCAAGCACCAACTCATGGTCGAACATGCCACCGCGTTTACATGAAGCGCCAAGCAACAATCCTCGCGATCAACAACAATGGCGCAGCGGAGCGGTCGGCAGCAACCCGATCAGCAACCCGAATTCTAACTTCCAATATCCAACCAATGAGTGGGCCATAAAAGGATCAAAATCCCCAAGCCCTTCCACTACAAAAAGCAGTCCAAAGCCGCAGCTACCGCCAGACACGAACTCCAAAGAATTCTATAAAAACAACAAGGAGTGGGTATTCGGAAATCAGAGGACTTTTGAAAGCTGGTTTAACCAAGGCGGGCCAAACCGCAAAGAAAACAACTTCACAGGAAAATCGCTTTATCAGCGCACAACCCCCGAGGAATCTTGGGAGATGGAAAAAGCCGCAGCGCGCGGGGATCAAAAAGCCAAAAACGAAATTGCGCGTCGTCTTGAGTTGGGACTTGGAACCAAAAGCATGAGCCGCCCCGCGCTGGATCGCCTACATGGAAAAACGGACTCGCCAGCAATTCGTGAGGCTGCGGAATTCGCCAAAAGCGGGAAAAGCTCGCTGAACAATCTTGCTCAAAACGCCAGCGCCGGAAACGCTGGTGCGCTAACTCAACTCCAACAACGCGCAGCCGCAGGCGACCCTCAAGCTGCCGAAGCTGTGAAGACGCTTCAAGAAAAACGGCCAAGCACGCCAAGCAGACCTTCAGGTTCGCCGCCGCCAAACCAGCAAATCAAATCGTCCGCCAGTCCCTCCAAGCCTCCAACCGCCGAGGAGATGGCCGCCGAGATGGACAAACGCAACCGCGCAAGAGAAATGGCGGCGCAAGCGGCAGCACAACGCGAGGCCGCCCGCAAGGCCGCAGAAAACCAAGCCGCCCGCGATGCCGCCGCCAGAAAGATGGGCTTCCCAAATGCCGCCGAAGCGGAAAAAGCCGGAGCCAAGATCGGCAATATCGGAGATAAATTACCAATCGGAGGTGGCGGGGGTGGGGGGGGCAAGCGCGGCGGCAACCGCAGCCCACAGATGACCGCCAAGGAGCGCAACGATCTGGCGGCCAAACGCGCCGCCGAAGCCGCCCGCCGCGAAGATATGGGCGGACTTTCAGATTCCGCCTACGCCCAGAAACAGCGTGACGCTCAGTGGAAAAACACCCCAAAAATGTCCGATCCGAAAAACCAACCCAGTGTTCCTGCCGCTGATCCTTGGCAATACAATGTCCCGCAAAGCGATGGATTCGGAGGTCCAATACCGATGCCGGATGTTCCCTTGCCACAAATCGGTTCATCCGCATCTGCCGGCGGCGGAGGAACATGGCGCACGATCAAAGGACGCAAAGTTTTAATTGCCTAACCCCATCGCTGGATGAATTACCTCAACCAAAAACTCCAGCGCGCCATGCGCGGCGGTGATGTGAGCGGAATGCAGGAAGTGGCGAGCCAAGCGGCGCGCTTTGGTTCCCGCGACATCATGCGGCAAGCCGAGCGCGGTTTGCGCGAATACGCCAAGGCGCAGGAAAAAGCCCAACGCGAACTCATCCGCGCCCAGCGTGAACAAGAGCGCCAAGCCCGCCAGCAAGCCCGCGATGCCGAGCGCGCCGCCCGCCAGCAAGCCAGCGACTACAAGGGCGATGCCATTGCATTTTTCACCGAGGGCAGCGGAGCTTCGCGGCGCATTGTCCCGATCACCGCCCCCTCCGGCGGCGTGATGAAGAAGTGGGGCAACAGCGGTGTGCTTTGGGACGGCGACACTGGCCTTCCCTACGCCATGGACCCCAAGACGAGGGCCATGACGCCGATCGATCCCGATGCGGATGGGAAAACCGTCGTCAAGGACGGCCATGTTTACAAAGTTGTCGAAGGGCTCCCGTGGAAATGGGTGGGCTTCGATCCTTCCAAAGTCGGCAACGATCCCGCGCTGGCCAAGGAACTCGCCGCCAAGACCGCCGATGCCAAGCGCGAGGCCGACCAAGCCAGCGACAAGGCCGCGGCCACCCGCAAGCTCATTGCCGACAACGAAAAGGCGATCCGCGCGCTGGAAAAGCAACAACGCCAGTCCAACAGCGAGGAGCACAAGCGCCTCCAAGGCGAGATCGACCAACTCAACGGCAAGAACAAGGGCCTGCGCGAGCGCCTGGAACTCGAACAGATCGATGCCTACAAGAAAGCCGCCTACCGCCAGCAGGTCGAAAGCGCCAACGACCAGCGCCTCGCCGACGACCTCGCCTCCCGCCAGAAGCTCGCCTACCAGGGCGATCCCAAAGGCGGCCTCGGCCTGCAAAGCGCGCTTGATCGCATCTCCAAGTCCCAGCAGTCCGCCACCACTTACAACAACGATCCCGTCGCCGCCCTCATGGGCGCGATCACAGATCGCAGCATCGCGACTGCCAAAAACCTCGCGCCCGACTCCCTCAAGATCGCGGACTCGATCACGAACGCTTGGAACGCCAACCAAAAAGCCCGCACCGACGCCAAGATCGACGCCTGGGGCCGCAACAAGTCCATCGAGCAAACCAACGCCCTGCTGGCCAAGATGGACGCCACCGGCACCTACAAGCTCACCGGCACGAACGCCAAAGGCCAGCCCACCGGCCTCCTGCACGATCCCGACGCCTCGCCCGCCATCAAGGCCAAAATCCAAGACTTCGTCAACAAAACCGGCATCACCGAGATTCCCCGCTCCTGGATGACGCCCGAGGCGCAGGAAGCCCGCGCCAACGCCAACCAGTTCGGCCTCTACGACGTCAAACTTCCGCAGAACTTCGTTCTGAACAAAGGCGCGATCACCACCACCCGCGACGAGCAGTCGAGCATCTGGGGCATCCCCATGCCGTGGACTTCCAAGGGCAAGCCCGTGGATGTCGGCACCTACCAGTTCGACCGCAACGGCGTGCCATTTATCGAACTCAACAAGGACAACCGCCTCTCCCCCTCCCAACTCAGCGGCAGCCCGCTCGACGGCGTGAAGGAATACCTGCCGATGTCAGATGAGTGGGCCTCGCAGTTCAAGCCCCGCAAGCCCAGCGATCTCTCCCTTTCCATGCTCCCGGCCGACCAGCGCCGCGAGGTGATGAACAACTACAAGAACGAACTCGCCACTTGGGAGCAAACCGCCAAGGACGCCTGGGCTGGCCAGAAAATGGACGCCGAGCGCTTCAACGACACGCTCACCCGCTGGACCGTGGCCACGCCCGCCCAGCGCCAAGAGATGATCGCGGAGTTGGACCCGCGCCAGAAGGACATCGCCCCGGCCAACCGCCGCCTTGATACCCGTGCTCTTTTCGAGAATGGCATCATCAGCGCGCAGGAAGGCCGACTGCTGGAGCGCGCGTTCTACGGCACCGATCCCGTGATGCCGAGCGTGAACGAGGCTTGGCAGGACTGGCAGAAAAACACCGCCAAAGGCCAAGAATACACACAGAAACTCGGTGGCATCCTAAAAGACAAGCAGCTTGATCTTTTCGGACAAAGCACGATCGACTTTGTGGGGAGCCTGTTCAAAGGCGGCGAAGCCCAGCGCCGCGCCACCAACCTCACCGCCGACGCCCGCCAAGCCTTCCTTTCCGAATATCTTGATCAGAACCGCACCCGCGTGGACTTCACCGACCCGGCTTTTACTGCCGCCCGCGACAATGCACTCAAGGATGTGCCATTCACCGAGTGGGTGAATAAAGGTTTCTGGGACATCGTCGACATGGGCGGATCGGTTGTCGGCATATTACAAGGCACAGGCGCGATTCTGGGCGACGGACTTTACAACAAAGTCACCGATGTTTTTGGCTCTGTGGCCCGCCCGCTGGCCAACCTGGCCGGAGAGACGGTTTCCTCCAAAGTCAATGCGTGGCTTCCCGAGGGGGGCAGAAATCTTTTAACCGATCAGGAAAAGCAAATCATCGGCAGCCAGACGATGGCCAGCGTGCGCAATATGTCGGCTGCCGTGGCCGATCGCATCACCCCGATCCGTAACCTTTCATTTTTGACATCACCCACCGGCATTGCCCTGCAAGCCCTCACTGGCACCTACGCCGTGGACGATGCCATGAAAGATGTCTGGGACGGAAAAACCGCCGGCGCGCTTAACCGCGCGTGGGACGACTACCTGCGCGATGTCGATTCCGGCAACCTGACGAAAGTCAAATACAAGGCCCATGAGGAAAAAATTTCCCGACTCACTGGGGAATTCAACCAGATGCGCGCGAATGCCAGCGGCTGGACTTCCGCGCTCGGCCTCGAAGACGGCGCGGGCTACCGCATGAGCTACGAGAACAGCATGAGCGATCCTCGCTCGGCCATCGCGCAATTCGCCGCCGCCTACCAGCAGACCCGCGATCCCCGCCTCGCCGCGCAGGCCCGCGCCGCCTCGTTCAGCAGCCAGTCCGAACTCGAAATTCAGCGCGCCGCCGCCGACTACGCCACCATGAACGGCGCGATCAATGAGACAACGCCATTCGGCGGCTTCAAGTCCGCCATTCGCGGCGGCTATGTCGCCCCTCTGACAGAGCAAGCCATCGAACTGGGAGTCAACCTCCTTGGCATTGTTTCAGGCGGCGCACTTTACGGCGTGAAAGCCGTGGGCGCGGCCACCCGCGTGGGCTCGAACCTCAATAAGGCCGCCAATGCCGTGTCTTCCTTTTCACGCATCGGCGACAACATCGCCGATAGTTGGCGCACCCTTGGCAAGATCGAAACCACACCCGGCATCTCCCTCACCCGAGGGCAGCAAATCTGGAACTCCAGCGTGGACTTCGGCAAGCAGTCCCTCGTCTCCGGCGGCGGCGAGTTTTTCCAAGAAGCCGTGGCCTCGTTTGGCGAAGCCGGAGCATCATTCGGAGATGCCATCAACCAAGGCATCCATGGAGCGATCCTCGGCGTCGGCATGGGGCCAGTTCATGCCATTGGCGGCGGAGCCGTCAGCCTGGGCTACGACGCCACCAAGCAAATGCTAAACGAGCGGGCGCAAACCAAGGCGCTCACCAAGTTCGTTGCCAACTACAACAAACACAACAACACCGGCACCCAACTCACGGTGGAAGTCGCCCGCCAGGCCCAGAACTACCAAAGCCCGCAGTTCGTTGCCACGCTCAACACCCAGCGCAAGGACTTGATGGTGCAATTGGCCGATGTCAATGCCCGTCTCAACGCCCTTCCCGCCGATCCGCAAGTGCGCCCGGGCAACATCCCGTTCACGCCGAACCCGCAGCGCCAACAACTCCTCTCGGAAAAATCCCGCATCGAGAACTCCCTCCAAGCCAACCTGCTCGACACCGCCGCCGTGAGCGAGATGTCGATCAACACCGCCCGCGAGATCAACGCCCTGCCCCCCGGCCAGCGCGAGGTGGTGGATGCCGCCCTGCGCGCCGCCAACGGCGTGCCCTTGAGCGTCTCGCAGGAGTCCACGCTCCTCGGCCACCAGACCGCGAGCGGCAAGCCCGCCGCCTACACCTACGGCGACGACATCGTGCTCACCGATGAATTCCGCGAGGAGATCAAACAAGCCGCGCCCGAGACGGCCAAAGCCCCCGTGCTTCGCAAAACGCAAGCCGAGCGCGACGCCGAACTCCGCGCCAAGTATGGCGGCGTGTTTCGCATGGTGAATGGCCGTCCTGTTTTGATCGCCGACAAGAAACCCGCCAGCGCGACAACTCCCGTTCAGCCCTCCGCGCCCACACCGACCACGCCAAGCGTCTCCACGCAACCGCCAGCCGCCAGCACCACGCCTTCCGCTCCTGCCCCCAGCGCGCCCGCCACGCCGACTGTTCCGGTGCAGCCAACAACGCCTGCTCCTGCCACGCCGCAGACTCCTGTTGGCGAGACTCCAGTGCCCGCGCCAGTCACGCCAAGCACCCCAACCAATACCACCGGCCCGCAAATCCCCGCTCCGATCTCTGTCACGCCGCCCGTCACGCAAAACTTCCAAACCCCGGACGGCGCGCAAGTCACCGGAACTTTTGAGAAGCAACCCGATGGCACTTGGCAGCAAACCAGCCCCGAGGCTCCGATCTTCACCATCACGCCGGAGAACACGCAGTTTTTCCAGACGCTCGAAGACAAGGCCGCCTACGCGCTCAACCCGCAGACTCCTGATGCCGTGCAACCCGGCGAGTTTGGCCAAGAAGGTTACACGGCCACCACCCCGGCAGGCAGCGCTACCGACACGACTTCCGAGAGCGTCACCACTACCCTCGATCCAACCGCAGACACAACGCCCCCGCCGCTTCCCGAGACGGAAACCGCCGATGTCTTCACCCAACCCGTCAACCGCGGCACCGCGCTTCTCATGCTTCAAACCGCCGCGCCGTGGGTTTCCAGCGCACCTCTGGTGGTTCGTTCGCCACGCTTTTTCACGCGCGGCAACCGGGTGGTGGATGCCAAAACCTACGCCGAGCTTCCTAAGCAAGAGCGCGCCCGCTACACGCCGAGCCCATCGCCCATGTTTGCCCATCAAGGCAAGGTTTACATCGATGAAACCGCGCTGGTGGAATACTTGGGCGGAGTCGCCCCCGAAGCCCGCCAAGAAAAACTCAAAGCCGCCCTGCGCGAGGAGGTGATCCATGTCGCCACCATGAACGTGCGCAAGCGCGCCGAGGTGATCCAAGACTGGCAAACCCTGCCCGACACCGCCAAGCAGCGTGTGGTGGAAACCTACTTCACCGCCGAACTCGAAGCCGTGGGCGGCGACTGGACGCAAGTCGAAGTGGATGAGTTCCAAGCCGGAGCCGAGTTCTGGCGCATGTATTTGAACGCCGTCACCGAGGGCCGCACCACCGAGCAGGTGGACATGGCCTCCGAGGTGGCTTCACTTGCGGAAAGCGATCCTTCCTTCGCCCAGCGCATCAAGGAAGCGCTCCAAGACATCGCCCGCTGGCTGCGCGAGGAGCTTCTCGGCCAACTTGATCCCGACACCCGCGCCGAGTTTGAGCAAACCGCCGCCAAGATCGATGCCGAAGTGGCCAAACTCGACGCCATGCTTGGCATCACCCCGCAGCCCGCGACTCCCGCCGCCGAGGCTGCTTCGCCCATGGAGGCTCCCGTGGAGCAGGCCAACGCGCCGCCGGTTTCTGCTGTTGAGCCTGCCGAGACAATCGACACTCCCGCCGCGCCGCTCACCCGCCTGCCCGAGAAGGCCGCACCGCGCAACCAAGCCTTCGTTCCCAAGCCCGCTCGCGGGGCGCAGAAGTGGACGCAAGAAGCCCTCAATACCTCCCTCACTTCCGCTGCTGGCTCCTTCGGCTACAAGATCGTCGATACCGGCATCCCGAGCCAATACACGGCCTACGGCGAGACGCTGAACTACGGCACCGCGCTCTACGACAAGCTCAACCCCGGAAACGAAATCGGGAAATGGATCGACGCCATGAACGCGGACACCAACCCCGCCGGTAACGCGATCATCCAAGCCGCGAGCGAACCCGGACTGCACCGCGTGTGGTATGGACACGACTTTTTCACCAATGTGGACAATGTGGCCGCCGAGTTCGGCTGGAGCGAAGTCCCGAGCTACATCATCCAACTTTTCAAAGACAGCCTCACCCGCAGCGGCCTGCCGCTCCCCGGCGTGGAGCTTTTGGTGCAGAGCGGCGCAGTGAGCGACCGCGTGGCCACCGACTGGCTCTCGACCAACATCGGCGAGGTTTTCGGCGGCGGACTCTCGTTCCTTGGCACCTACAAGCTCTACCGCGCTGCCCAAGGCGGAAAACTCAGCAAGCCACAGGTGATCTTCGCCACCGTGGGCATCGGGCTCAAACTCGTCTCCGGCGTGATGACGGCCCAGCCGTTCCTGATCCTCTCAGGCCTAGCCGATACCGCGATCCTCGTCACGAACCTTGATCAGGTGAAGGCGGCGTTCAAAAAAGGCATCCAAGAATTTAACAAAAAGCCCCAAGCCGTGCGCGATCTCTTCGAGCGTGTGGCCGCGCCGACAGCCGTTGCACCAGTTTCCCAAGAATTTTCCACACCGCAGGATGGACGAGAGGTTAAGTTGCCAGGCTCATATCCTGGAGACGCGGGTTCGACTCCCGCTCCTGCTACCACTTTGCCCGTGCAGCCGGTGCAGAGCGTCGAAGCCACACCGCCCCCGCTCCCGCCGGAAGAAGTCGTGACACCGAAGCAGGAAGTCGTGACAGACGAGGCGACCCCGCCGCCATTGCCGCCGGAGCCTACAGAGCCAGCCGCCGCGCCCACGATCAAAATGGCCCAAGCCGCGAAAACCCTTGGCGTCACGCCGAAGGAACTCCTGCGCCTAGTGAAAGCCGCCGTGATTCCCGCCGAGAAGCGCGGCAACAACTACCTCTTCACGCAGGAAGCGCTCGATGCCTACGCCGCCGAGCGCGCCGCCAAGCAGGCTCCGGTTTTGGAAAAACTCGCCGCCGTGGCGGGCAACACCGCCAGCGAGGCCGATGTCGCCGATCTGCGCCAGCGCGGCATGGTGGACATCTACCGCGGGCAGCGCGTGATCAACCAGAAAGGCTACGACCTCATGGCCAAGGCGGGCATCGCCCCGCGCCTCACCCGCAATGAGCGTGTGGAGGAGATCGATGCCCAACTCGGCCCGGTGGAAAAACCCGCGTCCGACATCCCGCTCCACCCGCGCGTCACCAAGAGTGGCCGGCTTTACCTCGTTCGCGGCCCGCAGGGAGGCACGCCCGCGCAGATTCCGATCACGGACGATGCGCAGGCCCGCACCGAGGCCAATCGCGTTGCCGCCGAATTCGACGCGAAGGAGGCCGAACTGGAAGCCCGCGCCGCCGAGATGGAGCAGGAGGCCGATCCAGCCGCCGAGGACGAGGGCATGCCGGAGTTGAGCGACAAAGACGCCAAGCTCGTCCCGAAATTCTACCAGCTTTTTGTGAGCCAGATGCGCGACTTCCGCGAGGCCCGCGAGCGCGGCGAGTCCACGCCCGAGAGTCTCGACCGCCTTGTCACGCAGGCTGTGGCTGTGGCCAAGCGCCTCGGCATGGCGAATCTCCACCCCGGCACACTCCTCATGAACATGAGCCGCTTGCCGGAAGGCCCGCTCCTGCGCTCGCAGGCCGCCTTCATCGACGCCGTGCATGACGTCTTGCAGGATGGCACCCGCGACATCGCCCCCGCCGACTTGACATTGAAGGCCGGCATCGCCAGCCCCGCCGGGTTCACCAACCGCGACTCCGCTCCGCTCTCCTGGGCGCAAATGATCCAACTCGGCGCGCTCAAAGCCACGCCGCGCCCGGATGGCTCCCTGCGCGTGCGCATGGGCAAGACGCCCGAGCAAATGAAAACCGACGCTGAGCAGGCCGAGTTGGAGGCCATGCAGCGCGAGTATCTCGACGATCTGCGAGCCGAGGCGGGCAACCTCGACAAAGCCATGGAAGACGCCAGCGCCAGCGGCTTCGAGCTTTTGGACGCCATCCAAATGGCGGGCGGACTGCCCTCGCCCACTTCTGAAAGCGCCGAAAGCCACCGCGGCGAACTCACCACGCTCTTTGAAAGCGCCAAAGCCATGGGCAAGGGAGCCTACGGCGGCAAGGGCATTTTTGTTTCCCGCATCTTCCGCAAAAACGCGCCCGACTTGGATCGGCTCGCCCAAAGCCTGCGCGGGCATGGGTTCGACACCTTCACGCCCAGCGACGTGCTCGACTTGGTGGATGCGCGGTTCACCGAAAACCGCCCGATGTATGGCACCACCACGGACTTCGATGACGGCATGGGCGAACGCGCCGTAGCCGCAAAGCCCCGCGTGCGTTTGGCCAACGCCGAGGTTACCACCGAACCCGGCATCCTGTTCCTCAAAAAAGCCCACCACGGCACGCCGCACAAGGTGGACCGCTTCCGCCTCGACAAGATCGGAACCGGCGAGGGCGCGCAGGCTTATGGCTGGGGGCTTTATTTTGCGGAGGCGCGGGCTGCTGCGGAGGAATACCGCAGAAGGCTGGCTGGAGATTTACGGAAGAAGAATACACTTGATGGGCAAACGATCACTCCAACGCTGGCCAAAAAACTCAAATCAAGTTCAGATGAAAATGTCCGGTTGGTATTTAACGACATCGGCGCATTTCCCGCAAATGGAACCAGCGATCTAAAAGCGTGGCTTATTCAGCAACGCGACAATGCAACCAAATACGATGATAACTACGCGAACAAAGAAAGAATCATCGCTGCTTATGATGCGGTTATCCCGCGCGTAGGCAGAGAAACAACTCAACCCGGCAACCTCTACGCCGTCGAACTCGATGTGGATGATGCTGACATGCTCGATTGGGACAAGCCGCTCTCCGACCAAAGTCCAAAGGTGCAGGCAGCATTGCAATCAATCTCCGGCAATTGGTTGTGGCAGGACGCAATTTTTGGGAAAAGTGGGGAGCAGGTTGGCGGGGCATTATACAGCACACTTCGCGCCACATTTCCCGATGCGGAGTTTTCACGCGATGGCGTTGACGCTTCAAAGAAAGCCTCCGAAGCCCTCCTCGCCGCAGGCATCCCCGGCATCCGCTACGCCGACCAAGGCAGCCGGCAATTCAACGCCACGGACGAGCGACTTTTGGAGCTTGCCACGAAGAATAACGGCAACAAGGAAGCTGCCGTCGATGACTTCATGCGGAGTGTCTATGACGCGCCAAAAGCCAAGGAAAAAATGCGCGCAGACCTCCTGCGGAATTTTCCAGAGCGCACCTACAACTATGTGATCTTCGACGAAAACCTCATCCGCATCATCGCGGAAAACGGCGAGGAGATCGGCAACGCCAGGGTGCTTGGGGCCAAGCCCACAGCCGCCCAGCGCGCCTCTGCGAAAGCCTACACCGAAGCCAACGGCAGCCAACCCGCCAATGTCGCCGAAGATGCCGTGGCCATGCAGCTTGCCCAAGTCGCATCGCCATTCCGGCAGACTACCTACCAACTCGATCTTTTCGACCGCTCCGCTCCAGCCAACGAGCCAGTGGAAGTTGCCGAGGACGAATACGAACAACTCGTCGAGCGCGGCCTGGCTGGCGACTGGAAAGCACTTGCCAACGCCGTAGCGATGCGCGGACGCGCCTCCGCGATCCTCCCGCAGCTTGTTGATTCAACTATTCCCGCATGGAACCCAGTCGGCACGAAGATCACCGAGACAAAAGACTTCGCGGCCCTGATGATGCCGATCCGCTCGCCCTACCATGAGATGATCAAGGTGGCCGTGCTGGACGACGACTTGAACATTGTCAGCGCGCAGATCGTCAGCGTCGGCTCGCTCAACGAAGCCATGGCGCATCCCCGCAATGTTCTTGGGTTTTTGGCAAGGGTCTCGGAGCGGTATGGCAAAAAATACGAAAACATTATCATCTCGCACAACCATCCGAGCGGCGACCCCACGCCCTCGCAGGCGGATTACAGAGTTCAAAAAAACTTCGAGGAACTCGCAAGCGCGCTGGATTTCAATCTGATCGATCATGTCATCACCAACGGAACAAAGTATTATTCGCTCAAGGGTTTCGGATCAGGCTCGTTTGAAACCCCTACACAGGCGGAGTGGGAAAAGGTTTCATTCGATACACTTGCTACGGCGGAGTTGCCTTTCCAGTTTGCAGCCATCGCCAAGGAATTAAGCCAGTCCAATCCCGACGCCGGACACATTGTCTATCTCAACACCAAGTTGCGCGTTCTGGCCGTCGAGCAGTTTAATAAGAAAAACCCGACCGCACAGGAACTCGGCCAGCAAATTTTCCAGACCGTTTCAAGGGAAGGCGCACATGCTTTCACCGTATTGCTGCCCACGCTGAAAGGCGCGGGAGTCGATCCTGGATTCGCGCAAGGCAGATTGGTTCAGCAATTGCGCGAAGTCACAGGAAGAATGCAAGTGACCTTTATCGATGCCGTGAAAGAAGACGGCAGCAACTATTTCTCCTTCAAAGAAGCCGGACTTCTTGAAGAACCGGCCACCTACTTGGGAGCCAAGCCCCGCCAAGCCCAGCAACTCGATCTCTTTGCTGACGCCTATAACCAGACCGCGAAACCCTGGACTCCAAGCTGGCAGGCCAAGGCCGACACGAAGGTGGAGAACGCTCCCGAACTCAAGCTGGAGCCGCAGACCGAGAACACCGCCCGCATCGAAGACTTCGGCGAGAAGATCGAAGGCGCGCGCAAAGACCTCTGGCAAAAATACACCGACGCCATCATGGCCGACCTGCCCGAAGATTCCGCCGACATCACCTTGGCGAAATTCCTCCCCGAGCCGGACTACGAAGCCATGTTGGCCAGCGGCATGGAGCCGCGCCGTGTCGCCGCCGTGCGCGCCCTGCGCGACTTGATCCCGAGAAAACCATCGACCGGCTGGAAGCTCCGCCGCTGGACCGAGGGCTTGATCAGCACGCGCACGATCATCCAGCGCCTCGTCGATCCCTCAAACCCCATCGCCATCGAACGCTTCAACCTGTTGCTCGCCGACGCCCCCGAGATGCGCGACCAAGTGGAACTTTACGATGCTCTTGGCTACCCGCTCATGCTGGAGGCCAAAGGCTGGAAACTGCGCCAGAAGCAAGGCTACACCACCTTCAACGGCCAACCCACCAAAGCCAGCGACATCGTTTCCTACATGGAGAAGGACTATCGCATGGCATGGAACCTTTCCTCCGTCGTCCCTGATGGCGACTGGAGGCGCGGCTACAGCCAAACGCTTGAAAAATTCCGCGCCCACCTCCAAGCGCAGGCCGCGAAGCCCGCCGAGGCCAAGAAGATCGACTTCCAATTCTACAGCGACCGCACGACTGGAGACATCTTCATTGGCAAAAAAGGCGCGAGCGGCGTGATTCGCCTCAAGCCCGGATTCAAGAGTGTGAAGGAGGCGAGCAACTGGCTCACCGACAACTACGACAACCTGCGCTTCCAATGGGAGGAAATGCGCAAGGAGCCGATCCTTCGCAAAGCCCTCAACGATCCGCGCACCGGCCCAGCCCGCCGCGAAGGCGATGTCTCGCCCGAGATGTTCACCGAGGCATTCGGCTTCCGTGGAGTCCAATTTGGCAACTATGTGGAAGGCGAGCGCCGCCAGCGCGATTTGAACAACGCCTTCGACGCCCTTATGGACTTGGCCGAGGCGCTCAACGTCCCCACCAAAGCGCTCTCGCTTGATGGCGCTCTTGGAATGGCCTTTGGCGCGCGAGGCACAGGAGGCAAGCGCCCCGCCGCCGCGCATTACGAACCCGGCCAAGTTGTCATCAACCTCACAAAAAACGCAGGCCCTGGCAGCTTGGCCCACGAATGGTTCCACGCGCTCGACAACTACTTCGCCCGCGTGGAGCGCACCGGAAGCACAGCGCCCAAGGCCGTGGACGAATACGCCACCGACTCGATCCGCAACCCCAAGAATGTGCGCCCCGCCGTGATGGACGCCTTCCGCGCCATCCGCAACGCCGTGGGCACGGGAACCTTCGCCGAGCGCAGCAAGAAGCTCGATGCCACCCGCTCCACGCCCTACTACGGCACCACCATCGAGAAAGCCGCCCGCGCGTTTGAAACCTATGTCGTCGAACGCCTCGCCAAGAGCAGCGTCACCAACGACTACCTCGCCAACATCGACCCCAGCGGCGAAGCCTACCCGCTCCCGCAGGAAATGGAAGGAGGCATCCGCCAAGCCTACGATATCCTGTTCGACACGCTTGATACCCGCGAGACCGACCAAGGCGTGGCACTGTTCGCCAAGGCGCGCCGCAACGCTGCTCCGGCCAGTTCCCTTCCTGGGAACTACCCCGACACACTTGATATCGTCGCCCGGTCCACGAAAGTGGCGAAACTCCGCACCACCGGGCTGAAGCCAGGCGAGCAACTCGTAGAGCTTGACCCCGCGCCCGTCATCGCAGGCCGCGCCCCCGATCTGGCCATGGTCAGCCCCGCCTACCAAGCCGCCAAGAAAGGCGGAGACCCCGTGGCCGCCGTGGATATCAGCGAGTCCCTCATCACCCAGAAAATGGTTGATGAAGTCAAAGCCAGACTCAATGCTGACCAAGATGTGATCTTCGTCCCCGTCCGGCATTCCGATCCCGGCGTGTTCCACAACGCCTTACCCGCCGCGCTGGCTGGCAGCCTCCAACGCCGCATCCCCAATAGCCGCGTGGATACCGGCATCGTCAAGAGCGGCGGAATGTCGAACACGGGAGTCTCGGCGGCCCAGCGCATGGGCAACATCCAGACCTTCGAGGGCGAGGTCGATCCCTCGGCGCAGTATGTGGTGGTGGACGATGTTTACACCAGCGGCAACACGCTCACGGCTTTGATCGACCACCTGGTCTCCAACGGAGCCGAGGTTGTCGCCGCCGCCGCCCTGGCCGACAGCCAGTCCCAGAACTACCTCAAACCGCGCCCGCAGGACACCCAAAAACTCCTTGACCGCGCGGGCCTCACAAGCGAAACATTCCAGCGTGAACTTGGATTCCCCATCGAAGCCCTTACAGGCAGTGAAATCTACCGAATCGCCAATCTTGAGCGCAACTGGTCCGGTTCGCAATTACTCAAGGAAAGATTTCGCAACCGAGCAGGAATTTTCGCGGCACGAAGCCGCATGGATGCAGAGCGCAATCGACCAAGCTCTGGACCGCAAATTCTCGGCGCAAAGCCAGCGCGAGGCTCAAGCGACTTAGTTCCGAATCTCGCCAAACTCCCGAGCGGCATCACCACCTTTTCTGGTGGCGGGCTTGTGGAAATCGGCCTTCGCGGTTTGGTGAATCCCGTCGCCGCCGTCGAATACGACGCCTCCATCGCCCAAGCCTACCGCGCCGCGCACGGCGATCATGTCCAGGTCTCCGACATCCGCGAGGTTTCGCTGGAGAAACACAAGGGCGCGTTCCACTACCACGCCTCGCCGGTCTGCAAAAATTCCTCGCTTATGAACAGCGCAGCGAAGGGCGGCGGCGAGAAAGACCTCGATGTGGAGTCCGCCCGCGCGGTTGCCCGCCACATTAAGGAAATCCAGCCACAAGTGGTCACGATTGAAAATGTCTGGGAATACCGCAAGACCATTTCTGCCGGAATCATCCGCGAGGCTCTAGAGCGCGAGGGCTACACCTTTGACGAAGGCATCTACAACGCCGCGGACTACGGCGCACCCACCGCCCGCAGGCGCTATCTGCTCCGCGCTGTTCGCGGAGCCGCTTTTCTCCCCGATCCTACGCCGGTCAAAGGGCCGGGATGGTATGAAACGATTGCTGATTTGATTGACGACTTGCCTGATGATGTAATTGAGAACAAACCAAAACCCGGTCAAGAATACCTTTGGAGAGAGGGCAACGGATTCAGCAGCGCTTTTCCCGATCCGCTAAATGTGAGCGAGCCTGTGTTGGTGAGCGGCACGACTCTTTTCAAGCAGGTCGCTTTTGCCAGAGCTACCCAGCCCGCATTTACATTTAAGGCGTCTCCGAATACCGTAGATCGAATACTTCTTCCAGGCGGTATAGTTAAAAGGCTGACACCAAGAGCAAAAGCCAGAATGACTGGTATTCCTGATGACTATCCTTTGCCCGCCGACCAAGATGTTGCTTTCACAATTATTGGAAATGGAGTTCCTCCACCGTTGGTGCGCAATGTTTTTGGCCCCGTGTTGGAATACGCCCAAAGAAGACAAGAGACTCCGCTCTTCGCCAAGCCCCGCCGCTCATCAGACACCACGGGCGAACTCTTCGGCGACGAGACGCCGTTCAACCTAGTCGGCGAAACGCTCCCGCCCGCGCCGGTGAAGCCCGACACGGTGGTGGACGCCCAAGCCCGCGAAGAAGCCTTCCGCCGCAGCGGGCGCGAGGATGTGGAGGATTTGTTTGGAGATGCATCATCCCCGGCTCCTTCGCCGACAGCCACAGAGTTTGGTTTTACAAGGGAAATCGATGCGCCGATAGAAAAAATCAAAAAAGACATGGTTCGCTTTGCCTCGGGCATGAGCGGAATAAGCGACCTCGCTACATCCACATTTGTTCGCGGCGGGATGCAGAACTATGGAGTCGGATTTGATGTCGGCCTTCTGTCTAAAAATGCAATAGAGGCGCTGGCCAACGCGGTGGTGAATCTCGACGCGCAAGTCTTTATCGATTCCGGGGCATTCAGTCACTTCATCAAGTCTCAAAAGGAGGCTGAAAAGGGGAATACCTTGAAGCCATTGAGTTTTGATAAAATTTTTGAAAAATACGATTCTATTTTAGATGCGATTCAAAAAGAAAACGCCGTAGAAAAAGACTATCCTTCGCCCCTTATGGTCATGCCGGACATTATCGGCAACCAAAAGGCATCCTTGCTTTTGACAGACAAATACAAAGACAGGATCGCAGTCGAAACAGAAGCGCAGGCACTTACTCCGATTATTCCTATTCCGCTTGGCGAACTATCTCTTGCGCAGGCTTACAATAAAATTCTTGAGATACTGAACTCCAACTCCAAAGGAATAACAATTGATCCATCCAAATTTATTGTTGGCATTCCTTCAAACGCGCAGGCTGTCAGCAGGGAAAAACTTGCGGAGTTTTTATCCGAAGCAAAACCGCCGCGCATTCATTTCCTCGGAGCGGCGGCTGATGTCAACATCAACCCATTGCTCGCGGTTGTTGCAAAAAGCGCCCCGGACACCATGGTCACGGCAGACGCCAGCAAAGTAAGAAGCGAGATTCTCAATGGCGTGGCTGCTGGAAAGACGCGAGAACAAGCGATTACCGATGCGCTCTTCCAAGAAGACGACCCAAGCGCGGTTCTGGAAAACTTCAGCCGAGAGATTGCGAGTGTTGAAGCCAGCACAGCGCCAGCCATCAACACAAAAGATGTGGGGGATTTGTTTGCACAGCCTGCCCCGGCTACACAAGCCATGCCCGAGCGCATAGCCGCCACCGCCGTGATCGACAAGGACGGCACTGTTCTAAGCTCACCCGCCAAAACGCACGCAGAACTCATGGAGGAGACGAAGTATGACTTGGATGGCGGAGAATTCCCGCCCACGCAGAACTTCGGCTTTGTCACCACCACAGGCCGGTTCGTGGAGCAAAAAGAAGCGCAGCAGATCGCACAACAAGCGCGGCAAGTGCAAGGCAACCAACCGATCTCGGGCGAAATTGTCAACGAGTTGCAACGCGAAGGCTTGCTTGATCCCGCGCCAGCAGCCCCTGTGATTGAACAGGGCGCGCTCTTCGCCAAATCGCGCCCCGCGCGTATCCTTGCCGAGACAAAAGGCAAAGTGGTCGCAGGCACGGCGGTTGGCACACGCAACCCGACCGGCAAAAATCCAGACGGCTCCGGCACGGACGCCTCGATGCTGGTGGGCCTCGACGCCATGCGCCAAGACCCCGCGCTGTTCCGCAAGAACGCCATGCTCCTGGCCGACTACCCGCTGGTGGCTGGCCGCCTTCCCGAGGCCGCCGCGCTTGTCCGCAAGGTGCGCGCTCCGCTTGTGAGGGCGCAGGCCCGATTGGAGATTAAGACCGACGAGCACAAGAAAGCCCGCGAGGCGCTCCAGGTCGAACTCGCCCGCCAGCAGGGCGTGCGCAAGGCGAAGGTGAAGATGGCCGCCGTGGATGCCGCCATCGAAGCCAAGCCGGATGAGAACTCCCGCAAGGTGCGCGGGCTGGTCTCACGCATCAACGCCGCCCGCACCGCCGCCGAGAAAGCCAAGACGGAGGTCGATGTCGCCAAGAAAGCCTTCGACAACGAGGTGAAGGCCATCCTCGCCAACGAGCGCCGGTTCCCGACTTCGATGGCCGAAAGCGTTTACCAAGCCCTCACCGAGATGGCCGTGGACAATCTGGAGCGCCTCATCGATCTTTTCCCCGCCGACCTCCGCGACATCGCCCGCCTTTGGTATGATGGCGCAAACATCATCGCGCAGGATTTCGCCACCCGCTTCGGCACCACGCTCAACCGCTCCGCCGCCGTGCTGGCCGTGTTCAGCCCGCAGAAGGATTGGTTCATGAATGTGGCCCTGGCCGAGCGCATGATGAATGTCTGGCGCAACCACCAGGACACCATCTTCGACGATGCCATGGCGGCCCAATACATCCGCCGCAGCGGCGAGCCCCAGCCGCAATGGGACAAGAAGCTAGACGACTACAAGCGCGACGCCCAAGGAAACATCCTCTACGAAAAAGGCGCGAAGCCGGTTACCAACGACGCGGGCGATATCGTGGATTGGGAGAATTGGGACAACGCCAAGGCGCGGGAGAAACTTGAGGAAGCCAAGGCGGATATTGAAGAACTCAAAGGAAAAAAACTCAAAGACCTTCCGCTGGAATTCCAAGCCCGCTTCATCCGCATGTGGAGCGAGGTTTACGACTCACCCTCCTTCCCCGTCGTCTCACCCGATGGCCGCTTCGGCAACCCGATGCTCACAGAAAAAGGCGAGCAACGCTCCATCGCATGGGGCAGCTACAACACGATTGAAAAAGCGATCAACATCCTTTCGGCTCCAGCCGAGGCGGAGATACAGACGATCAGCGCCGAACTCGGCGTTCAGCACAAGGTGCGATCGTTCTACAACAACATTGTGGACCCCGCGAACCCGGACGGCCATGTCACCATGGATACCCACGCCATCGCCGCCATCCTGTGGCAAGCCCTCTCCGGCAACAGCCCGGAGGTCAGCCAGAATTTCGGCCAAGGCGGAGCCGCTGGCAGCGCAAACCTCGGCATTAGCGGACTCTACCCCGCCTTTGCGGAAGCCTACCGCATCGTTGCCAAGGAATTCAACTTGCTTCCGCGTGAAGTCCAGAGTATCACATGGGAGTCTGTCCGTTTACTTTTCCCAGCGAAGTTCAAGAGCCAGAAAGCGAATGTCAACAAGGTCCGAGCGATCTGGAAAAAGCACGAACAAGGCATTATCACCACCAAAGAAGCCCATGATCTCATATTCCGACTCACCGACGAATGGAGCAACCGCGACACCCTCCAAGGGCGACGCGGAAGAACTGCGTCAGAAGCAATTGCGGATGGTTCAGGAGTGGGCCGACCGGACTGGGCAAAGGTTGCCAGGAGCGGCGAAAATAATCTTGGAACATCGGAAAAAGCCAATGACGCAGGAGAGCTACCTGCGGACGGACGGGATCGGGACGGAACTGGACGACCTTCTGGAGGACGAGGAGGCGCTGGCCGAACTGCCGGAGTGGTTCCAGCAACTCCCAAGGGGAGACAGCCCGGGGCTGTATTAGGGGCCAAACGCCGCCCCGCGCTTCCTCCGATGGAGAAGCGCATCGAGGCGAGCCTGGACTCGATCGAGAACTGGAACAATGTCCTGCGCGCGGCGGAGGAGAAGCCCGCGGGCAGCGTGCGCAAAGTCGCCGGCGAAATCCGCGAGGCCATGCCTTACGAACTTTGGCGCGGCTACCAAAACCTTTTCCGTGGCCGCTTGGATGTGGCCGACGCCCTCGCCCCCGGCGTGAAAAATATTCTGCAAGCCGCGCAGCAAGAGGAGGCACTTGCCCAGATCGGCGTGAATGCCGTGGTGGACGGCCTGCGCCGCGAACTTCAAAAGGCTTTCGGCGATCCCGCATTTTGGAGCAAAAACCGCACTCGCCTGAAAGAAGCCACGCGCCTGCTCCTCCCGACAGCCAGCTATCTCCAACCCCAGCGCACGGGCGTGGATGGCGGCTTCGAGTGGCGTGAATTCGAGCGCCGATCCGGCACGATCTCCCAAGTGGAGGCCCGCAAGCTCCGGCTCCGCGACGGCGAGTGGTTCCAATACGATGGCCGCACCTACCGCCTGGGCGACTTCCTGCCCGATGAAAAAGCCTTTGTTCTTCTGGAGCCGATCAGCGTGGAAATGCAGCAGGCGATCTACGAGGAATTCTGGCAGAACTTCCCCGAGGCGCTCCCGATCCTCGACCGCTGGATCACGCCGGACTTGAAGGATGCCTACACCGTGGGCCTTGGCAGCACGATGAGCGTGGAGTTCAACCGCGAGGCGCTTCTCTCCTTCATGAACGAGTGGCCGCAGGATTTGAAGGATGCCTTCGGCGATCTTCTTCCCGAGGTGCCGCGCGTGGAGGGCTACACGCCCGACATCGCCGCGCAGCGCTCGATCATCGCCACGATCGCCCGCCTGCTGGGCATCTACAAATCCCCTGGCCGCCGCTTCAAGACCGGCGCGCTCCGCGAGGCCGGCAATGTGAAGAACCTTGTCGATGGGTTCAGCACCCGTGCGATGGAGGCCCACCGCGAGAAAATCCGTATGCGCATGCGCGAGGGCATCATCGAAAAAGCCGTCGTGCTGCGCGACGATGTGCCTGCCGAGAACATCGGCGACTATGTGGCGCTGGAGGATGTCTTCAGCAGCATCGTGAAGGCCGTGGAAGCCGCCCGCCTGCTCGACAAAAAAGCCTACCCGCACCTCTCAAAGGGGCTCAACCCGAAGGATCAGGTGCAACTCATGAAGTTGGTGGGCGACGCCGCGCGGCTCAACGGCATCGAGCAGATGGTTCACAAAAATGTTTACCGCGAACTCATGCTCTCCATGGCCCGCGCGCAGACCGAAGGCATTCTCCTGCGCACGCTCAATTTCTTCCTGCGCGGCGCGAAGCTCGGAAAACTTGCCGCCGGTTCCGTAGGCATCAACTGGATCGGCAACCAAATTCTCACGCTCACGCAGGCCATGAACCGGATGTTTGCAGGCATCACCCACCTGATGGTGCTGGACTCCAAGGGCGCGGCAGTGAATACGATGGAGGCTCTGTTCCTCCTACGCGGCCTCATTACCGACCGCGCGCCGAACACGCTCAATCAATCGCGCATCGGCGATCTCATCCCGCGCGAGTTGTTCGACAACACCACCGCGCTTTCCAGCCTCGATGCGGGCACCGACTACGGCAACATGGTGGATGACATCAAACGCAACGGCATCCTGCGCGGCCCCGCGCAAGGCCTGGTGAACGCCTTCAAACAAGGTGGCATCTCCGCGAGCATCCTCTACGCCGTGCACTACTCCGGCGGCGATGCGGCGGTGAAGCAGCAGAGCGCCTATGCGGCCTACCGCGCCCGCGCCGAGGTGGCCGCCAACGAAGCCAAGGTGAAGAGCGGGCGCTCCGAGTGGATGCGCAACTGGATTCAAAAGCAGGTGCGCGAAAACACCGCGATCCACCGCGAGGTGATGGACGCCGCGCGGCTTTACTTCATGGACTACGCGAATGTGCCGGCGTGGATGGACCCCTCCGCGAGCCTGCCCGAAGAGAAAGGAAAAAAATTCCTCAAGGAACACGGCCTGTGGTTCATCAAGTGGCCATACAACTTTGTGCGCTTTATGAAGCGCATGGGCCTCGATGGAGCGATTGAAACCTTCTCGCCTTCCTCCACCAAGCAGGAGCGCGCGCGCGGACTGGCCAACATGCTCACGCTCGCCGCCATCGCCTACGGTGGCGCGGCCCTACTCTCTGGCGACGACGAGGAAGACCCGATCATCGGCTCCCGCTTCGACGCCGAAGGCAAGGCCAAGGACCGCGATCAGGATACCAGCAGCCGCATGAACCTCTCCGCGCTCGGGCGCAAAACCCAACTTGGCCGCATGGTGGCTACTGCTCTTCGCATGGCGGGCGTGAATATCAACGACGATCTCACGAACCATCGCGGCGACGACTACTGGATGTATTACCAAAACATGACCTGGATGAAGGAAGGTCTTCTCATGGGCCGCGCCGTGCGGGGCGACATGCCCGGTTTCCTGCGCGATGCCGGAGCCTACATTTCCGACCTCACCGCGCTCGGCATCCTGAGCCGCATGGTGGGCATCGCCAAAGTGGGCAGCATTGATGCAAAGAAGAGCCCGGTGAATTTGGCCAGCGAGGCGTTTTTCGAGGCGCTCAGTTCGCCGATCAACCCCAGCGCCCTCACCGAATACATCAACAACATGACCGATCCGGTGGTGCGCCGCACGACGAGCAACAAGAGCCTCGACTTCACGATGGGGCCGCTGGAAAGCATTATGGCCAAAGTCCCCGGCCTGCGCAAAAACCTCCCCGTCGCCGGCGATCCCATCACCCCGGCCCGCCTCACGCTCAATTTCGACCGCGCCGGCTACATGGCCCGCGAGGCGAAGAAAATCCGCGCGAACGAAAAACTCACCACCGCCGAGAAAGACGCCGCGCTGGCAAACCTCTCCGCGCAAGTCGCCACGCCGGTTTCTTCCAGCGGTGCGCCCATTGATCTGCGCGAACTTCTTTTCGGCATGGGCGTAAACCCCGCGAAGGTTTCCGACGCAGGCCAGACCACCCGCAACATCGCAGGCGATCTAGCCCGGTTGCAAGCCATGGGCGCTGGCCCGGAGAGCGTGCGGGTTTACGATGAAAAACTCCCGTCCGGCGAAACGCGCACCTACATCACCTACCCCGATCCCGACAATGTGGCCGTGCGCGATCCCTTCCTTTCGCTCTTCAAGATCGCCACGGGCGTCAACATCCGACCGTTCCCGAAGCCCAAGTCCCTGCGCCAGCAACCCTCCACGCTCACGCCGGAACTCATGTTCAACCAACCGCAAGCCAATTTGACCTTGCCGAGACAATAGACAATTAGTAACCCACCGCCATGACCGCACTTCCCGAACTCGCCGAAAGCCTCGATCCGCCCACGACCCCGTTGCGCGGGGCGCTCAAACTCACCGGGGCGCAGGAGCGCGAACTCATGCGCCTTGTCAAGTTGCGCATGGGCAGCGCGGTGCAGAGTTATTCCAAGAGCGGCTGGCTGGAGAAGCGCAACCGCGCCATGCAGCAATACATGGGCAACATGGACGAGCGCAAAGACCCAGGCAGTATTTTTGAGCTTTCCAACATCACGCTCAACCTGCCCAAGCGGTTCGTCCGAATCACCGCGGCGCGCATCTACGACTCCATGCTCACCAGCAACCCCATCCTCGGCGTCACCGTGGAGGGCAAGGGCGACGACTACGAGGTGGCCCGCGTGATCGAGCGCTATGTCGGCCACCAGATCGAACGCGCCGGCATCCGCTCGATCCTGCGCGAGGCTGAGACTCTGGCCTGCATTCGCGGCGAGACGGTGGTGAAAACGACCTGGGAGCGCCGGGTTTCCCGCTCGCGCAAGAAGGGCGAGATTTTGATCCGCGAGGGCCAGCCCGTGCGCGCCCGCGATGGCAATGTGGTGCGCAAGGACGATGTGTGGGTGGACGAGGGCGAGGACTTGGTTCTCTCCCGCGACAAGCGGGTGCGCCTCGTCAAGGGCGAGATTCCCGAGTGGGTGGAGCAGGAATACGATCATTACCGGCTCACCTTCGACGGTCTCGAAGCCTCCTGCATCGACCACCGCGACTTCATTTGCTCCACGGTGGAAAAAGACATCCACAGCGCGGACTTCTGCGCCGTGCGCATGGACATGGAACTCGACAAGGTGATCGCCATGCTCGCCCCGGTGAAGGACAGCCTGCAAACCCGCGAGGCAATCCGCAAGCTGCGCGCCAGCGCGAACACCGACGGCCAGCAGGAGAGCATGAAGCCCGAGCTATTCCGGGGCGAGGAAGCCCGCAGCCGCGATGCGCTGCCGCTGTGCGAACTCGCCGAGGTTTACATGCGCGTCGTGTTGCAAGACGACGGCATCGCCGACGAGATCGCCCTCCTTGTCGATACGAAGAACGACCAAATCCTCGCCTACGACTACCTCGACAATGTGTCGCCCACCGGCCAGCGCCCCCTGCGCGTGATCCGAATGGAGCCCGTGCCGCACCGTTGGTATGGGACGGGTTTTTATGAACTTTTTGCCGATCGTCATAAGTTTTGTGACTTGTTCATCAACCGCGTGAATTTGGCGGCCTCGCTCTCCGGCAACATCAAGATCGAAAACCCCATGGCCACCGAGGAGGGAATGGCCGGCGAGCCGATCGAATTCGGAACGAACAAAACCTACCGCCTGCGCGAGGGCTTTGCCGCCGAGGATGTCTTCAAGGTGATCACGATCCCAAACGATGCCGCAGCCTCCGAGAACCTGCTGAACATGCTCATGCAGGTGACGCAGTTGGAGGCGGGCATCGTCTCCGCGGGCGACCACGGCCTCGCCGGACTCCCCGCCGCCAGCCTCGCCACCGGCATTCGCTCTCTGGACCGCGTGGCCAATGTGCTTCTCAAAAACATGCTCTACGACATCGTGGATGGCTTTGAGGCCGTGCTCAAAGACTGCGTGGCGCTCACCCTGCGCAACTACGATCCCCTCGATGCCGAGCGCCTCATGGGCGAGGACGCCGCCGCCGTGCTGGAGAAAAACCGCGACTTCTCCCAACTCCCCTACCAAGTCAAAATGCTCCTCTCCAACAGCAAGGACTCCGATGTGGTGGAGGCCCACAAGCAAGCCTTCGACATCCTGGTGGGCTACGAGCAACTTCCACCCGAACCCAAAGTGCGCATCCGCCCGATCGTTTACCGCATCCTGCAAACGATGGGCATCGAGGATGTGGACAAAGCCCTCGGGGCCGAGGCCATGGCCGCCGAGGCCGCGCTGGCCATCATGCCACCGCCCGAGGCACTCGCCGCCATGCAAGCGCAGGCTGGGCAACCCGCTGCGCCCGAGGAAGCCGCACCCACGGAAGACGCCCCTGCCCCACCGCCCGAGGACGCCCCCGCGCCCGAGGACGCCCCCGCGCCCGAGGACGCCATGCCGCGCATCCCCGCAAACTACCAACCGCCACCCAAAGACCTCCAATACGCCCCGATCGAAGACGGCCAGATGCCGCCCACCCCTGAGCGCCTCGAATAACCCATGGACATCTCCGAACAAATCGCCGCGCTGGAGCGCATCAACCGCCTGCTCGCCAACGAGGACTTTCAGAAGGAACTCCTCCCCTGGTTCCAGCAACTCCACGACAACGCCCACGCTGCGCTTCTCTCACCCGACACCACCGGCCCCGCTCTGGAATTCGCCCGCGCCCGCTATGTCGCCGCCCGCGATCTCCTCCACTACCTGCGCGACCGCAAAAGCTCCCTGGAGCGCGTGCTGAAAGCCAAACAGGGATGAAAGTGACCAACCTTCCGCTTGCAAACTTGCCGAGACAATTGACAGATACACGAAGCCTTTTTTGCCCATGACGATCGACGCTTACACCGCACTCACCTTGGCCCTCCGCACGGGCATGATGATCCCCGTCCACAACGCCGTGGAATACGAATATTTCCCAGGAACCCGCACCATAGAAATTATCCATTTTTTCCTCAACGAGAGTGAGATCGCCCACATTGTCCACTTTTATGTCGGCGGCATCCCAACCAGCGACAACGCAATACTCCGCCGCCAGCAACTCGGAGACGGACCCTTTATCCGCTAACCGCCGATGTTTCAATTCAATCCATTCACCGGCACGCTCGACCTGAATGCAGGCCCGGGCAGCTATGCCGATGATGTGGTGGAATATCCGAATAGGAACGCCTTCCCGGTTCCCGGCGAGCAGGAAAAACTCTATGTGGATAAATCCACAGACCGCGCCTACCGCTGGCCTGAAAATGGAACAAACTTAAACTCTTACCGCGAAGTTAGCGCCAGCGAAGTCACCAGCGCGGAGCTTTCCGCCGTCCAGAGCAATCTCTCCAATATTGCCGGCACCGCCTACAAGTCTGTCACGCAGAGCGACACCATCACCGCAAATTTTCCGACGAGCGGCAACGCACTCTTCGGCGGCTATGCGCGTGCCACCGATTGGCAGATCACATTCAACGCCGCCCGCACCGTTGATTTTTATTTCAACAACAACCCCAACAACGTCACAGGCGTCACAAATTTCCCAATCCTCGGCGACTACGTAAACGTCACCCTCTCCGGCAGCGCCACGCCCTGGACAGCCAATTTCAAACGCCCCGACGGCACCCTCCTCCTCGCCGTCACCAGCGCCGACAGCGACCTCAAAAAAACCAACCTCCGCTTCGTCTACGACGGCACCTCATGGGTCATCGACCGCACCGTCTGGAACCCCTCCCTCCAGAGCGCCCTCGATAGCAAACAACCCACCGGCAACTACGTCACCCGCACCGATGTCCAAAGCGGCGGCAGCAGCTACTTCGAGCGCAGCGCCGACGCCGCCTCCCAGAACATCGGCCAGGGCCAGAGCGTCCACCAGCTCGTCTTAGCCAACGACACCCGCCTCGCCGACGCCCGCCGCGTCCAATGGTTCACCGCCCCTCCGAATTTCTACACCGTGCCGAACGGAGCCACCGCCGGAGCCATGGCCTACGACGGCTCATTTCTCTACCTCCTCGTCCCCTACGGCCCCACCTCGCTCCGCTGGGCGCGCTCACCCATGACCACCACCTGGTAAAAAATGGCAACCACCGGCGACATATTAGCACCCAAGCTACTCGCAGACGGCACCTTCGAGGAAACCGTCCTCACCCCCGCCGACATCGGCGCGCAGCCCGCAGGCTCCTACGCCACCCTCGTCGGCGGCCTCGTCCCCGCCTCGCAACTCCCCTCCTATGTCGATGATGTCTTGGAGTTCGCCGACTTTGCCTCGCTCCCCATCCCCGGCGAGAACGGCAAAATCTATGTGACTCTCACCAACCCCCCGAGAGCCTACCGCTGGGGCACCACCAGCTACATCGAGGTTTCCCCCTCCTCAGTCACCAGCGTTAATGGAAAATCCGGCGATGTTTCTCTCACCCCCGCCGACATCAGCGCGGCCCCCAAACTCAACTTCCTCTCCATCTCGCCCCCCTCCACCGGCACCTGGATCGAACCCCTCGCCGCCAACACCCACTACACCATCCTCAATTTCCAGAACCGCAACGGCGAACTCCAACTCCCCACCCTCGCCAACAATGGCGACCGCGTCGTCATCCGCGTCACCAACACCAACTCCTCCCAAATCTCCGTCGTCCGCCTCGGCGGCCAGCCATTCGTTCAACAAATCGGCCTCATCCGGGGCAGCGGCGTCTTTTCCGCAATCTGGAACGGCCTTTGGGTCGCCGAAAACCCCGCGCCCGCCGGATTCACCTCCGTCCCGCCTACCCCCAACTCCCCAGGGCAACCCGGCGATTTCGCCTACTCCGACCCTTATCTCTACATTTGCGTAACCAACAACAACTGGAGGCGCGTGCCCGTCGCGGCGTGGTAAACTATGGCACTTAACGACATCCGCGTCCCAAAAGAAACCGCAGGCGGGATTTTCCAAGAAACCGTCCTCACCCCCGCCGCCATCGGCGCGGCCCCTGCCGACCCGGACCAACCTTTAAGTGCGTTTACCGCAAAATCCATATGGGACGGTGCCAATGGTCGTCCCGCGCTGGAGATCACAGACGATCGCGTTTTTCTCGGGGGCGTAGAGTCAGACTTAGGCGAGCTAAAGCAAAACTTCCGGCACGCTATCAGCGCCGCAGCCGCCCAAGACCTCGCCACCCTCGAATCCTCCCTCGGCACCCTCTCCCAGCAAAACGCCAACGCCGCCTCCATCACCGGCGGCACCGCCTATTTCGACACCCTCGAAGCAGCGACCGCCCACGCCGCCACCGAAGGCACCCTCACCATTTCCGCCGCCGGGGACATCCTCGGCAGCGGCGCAAACAAACTCCTCGGCTTCGTCGCCGGGGGAGCAACCTACTAAACACACCACCACCAATAAACACATGATCCGCAAAACACTCGGCATCCTTGCCCTCACCCTCGCAGCCCACGGCACCCTTAGCGCCCAGCAGGCACCCCTGCTCATCACCACCTCCCCCACGCTCCCCAGCATCCGCATGGGCCAGCCCGCAAGCCTTACACTCACCGTGCGCGGCGGCACCCCGCCCTACACATGGAGCCTCGAAAGCGGCAAGCTCGGCGGTCTCACCCTCACCCCCGCAGGCCAGATCATCGGCTACCCCAGCGCCCGCGACACCTTGACGATCAAAGCCGTCGCCGCCGACACCTCCGCCCCCACCCGCATCTCCACCGCCCGCATCTTCAAGCTCACCATCCTCCCCGCCCTGAGCAGCAACGCCACCGGCAACTTCACCTCCAGCAACTCCACCAACTAATTTCCCACCAAGGAAAAACCAAACCACCACAACCATCAGCTAACACACCATTATGTCACTTCCAACCGACCCAATTCGCCTCAAACAACGCCACCGCCTCAACGACGGCATCAACCAACCCGGTGCCCCTCTTGAGAGCTTCACCGCCGAGATCACCGTCGATATGCCCGGCGATATCGTTTACCTCGGCTACGGCAACGACGGCGAAGGCAACGCCACCACACAAGTCCCCGTAGCCGGTGCAGGCCACTTCGCCACCCGAGCCTACGCCGAATCCCTCGCCGGAGGCGTCCAAGACAACCTCGACACCGAAGTTGCCGCCCGCGAATCGGCCATCGACACCCTCACCAATCGAGTCGCCAATGTCGAATCCAACCTCGACCCAGAAGCCCTTGATTCGCTGACGGAAATCGTCACCGCCTTCCAAGGGGCCGATAGCTCGCTCGACGGAGCCATCACCAGCCTCGCCGCCTCCGCCTCCAGCGCCTTGGCCGCCGAGACCACAGCGCGTGAAAATGCCGACTCCGACCTCCAAGACGCCATCGACTCCGAGGCCGCTACTCGCGCCGCAGCCGATACCACGCTCACCCAAAACCTCGCCACCGAAGTCTCCGCACGCCAGACAGCCGTCTCCGACGAATCTGCCGCCCGCGCCGCCGCCGACCTCATCTTGGAGACAGCCATCTCAGCCGAGTCCACCGCACGCGCCGAAGAGATCGCCGACGAGACATCCGCCCGCGAAGCCGCCATCTCCGCCCTCGCAGGCGACTTGGCTGGCGAAACCACCCGCGCCCTCGCCGCCGAAGAAGCCCTCGATGTAAAAATCGACGACGAAATCGTCGCCCGCGCCGCAGCCGTCAGCGCCGAAGCCGCAGCCCGCGAAGCCGCCGATACCGCAGAAGCCACCACCCGTGCTTCCGCCATCAGCGCCGAGGCCGCCACACGCGCCTCTGCCGATACAGCCCTGCAAACCGCCATCACCAGCGAAGCCAGCACACGCGCCGCAGCCGATACTTCTCTTCAGACAGCCCTCACCGCCGAAGAGACCGCCCGTGTCGCCGCCGATGCAGCCATAAACACCCGCATCGACAATGTTTTGTCGAATGTGGACGGCACCGCGCTCGATTCGCTGACGGAGGTTGTAAGCGCCTTCCAAGCAGCGGATTCCGATTTGAACGGAGCCATCACCTCGCTCGCCTCCAGCGCCAGCAGCGCCCTCACCACCGAGACCGCCGCCCGCACGGCAGCCGATACGGCCCTTCAGAGTGCCATTGACTCCGAAGCCAGCACCCGCTCTTCAGCCGATGCCAGCCTCGCCGCCGATCTCGCCGCCGAGACCGCCGCGCGCTCCACAGCCATCAGCGCATTGGAATCCAGCATCGCCGATGAAGCCAGCACTCGCGCCAGCGCCATTAGCGCTGTTGAGAGCAGCATCGCCGATGAGACCAGTGCCCGTGAGTCCGCCATCAGCAGCCTCCAGAGCGATCTCTCCAATGAGACCTCGGCACGCGAGAGCGCCGATAGCGACCTCTCCGATCGCGTCACCGACACCGAGAACCAGAACTCCGACCAGGAAGACCGCCTCGTTGCCGCCGAAGAGACCATCGCGGGCCTCGGCACCATGTCCACGCAGAACAGCGATGCCGTCGAGATCACCGGAGGCACAGCCATGCTCGAAAGCCTGGAAGTCGGCCAAGCCGATGCCTCCGCCACCCCCACCGCCACCATCAACGCCGACGGCAGCGCCTCGTTCACGAGCCTCACCCTCTCCGGCAACCTCACCGGCTCCGGCACCTCCGTGCTCACCGGCTTCGTCATCGGAGGACAAACCTACTAAGTAAAAAAATCACAACGCCGGGGCGCGGCCAGCCCGCTCCCCGGCACCCTAAAACCAAACAAATAATCAATACCTAAACACATCACTCATATGCCAAACTACATCAAACTCGGAAACCTACGCATCGAAATCCCTGAACCCGCCAACAACGGAGGCGGCGGTGGTGGAGGCGGCGGAGGCGGCGAAGGTCTCCTCTCCGGTCTCCTCGCCTTCTACAACCTGAGCGACCTCACCGAC